ACTCGGGGGGCGGGCCTGATGGTCCGCCCCCCGAGGCGTCGAGGAGATCCCCATGCGCGTGCTCGGGCTGGACCCGTCCCTCACCAACTTCGGGTGGGCGGTTCACGACACCGAGGCGGAGGGCCGTGATCTGTGCCCCGAGAGGGGGCGGTTCCAGACCTCCGCCAAGATGTTGTTCATCGACCGCTACATCGAGATGCGGTCGAACGTAGCCGCCCTCGTGGAGCGGCTCGGGGTCACGCGCGTCGGCTGCGAATACCCGATCTTCAACGACCTGTGGTCCGAAGGGATGTACGGGTTGTTCCTCTACACCTGCGAGGCTCTGCGGGCGGCGAAGGTGGACCTCGTGTTCTTCGCGCCCCCGCAGGTGAAGGCCCACGCCCGCACCTTCCTCGACCGGCCGTCGCCGGGCGGGAAGCTCTGGGTCATGGGCAAGCCGGACATGGTGGAGGCGGCTCGGGAGGCGACCGGAGGAGTCGGCCGGTGGAACCACAACGAGGCAGACGCCTACTGGGTTGCGCGTTCGGCGGCCCGGTTCTGGTTGCACCTGGACGGGGTAGTCGGTGAGCAAGACCTGACTCCAACCGAGCGGAAGCAGTTCAGGAAGATCCACACCTACAAGCGCGGCAAGCGTGCAGGCCAGACCGAGAAGAAGGGCATCCTCTACCGCGAGGACGAGCGGTTCTTCCGGTGGGCAGGAGACGAGGACGACGATGGCTGAGAAGAAGACCACGACCCGGAAGAAGGCGACCCGGAAGAAGTCGGCGAAGCCTTCGGCCTCCGCGCTGGCGTCCGTTCGCACCGTCGTCAAGAAGGTGCTCAAGGACGACGACCCCACCGTCACGGTGGACAGCAACCAGCTCACGGAGAGCCGCCCGCACATCACCTCCGGGTCGGTCGTGCTCGACTACCTCATCGGCGGAGCCCTCAACAAGCAGGGCGTCCCCCCGTGCCCCGGCTGGCCGAAGGGGATGATCAGCAACATCTTCGGCCACGAGTCGAGCGGCAAGACCACCGTCGCCCTGGAGGCCGCTGCGGCTGTCTGTGCGAACGGTGGGCTGGTGTGCTTCATCGACTGGGAGCACGCCATCAGCCTCGACTACGCCTCCGCGCTCGGGTGCCCGGTGGAGGACCCCGACCGCTTCTACCTGGTCCAGCCGAACACGCTGGAGGCCGGGCTCTCCGTCCTGTTCGCCTGCGCTCGGGCCGGGGTGGACCTCATCATCCTCGACAGCGTGGGTGCCGGGGTGCCGAAGGCCATCCGCAAGCAGGCCCTCGAAGACAAGGGCGAGATGGGCCGGGTCGGGCTGGTGGCCGCGAAGTGGTCCCTGGTCCTGCCGCAGCTCGCCGGGGACATCGCCGAGTCCGGCAGCCACATCATGGGCCTGTCCCAGCTTCGCAAGAAGATCAACACGGGCGGCTACGGCGGTGACGGCAGCACCCACCAGGGCGGCGAGGCGTGGAAGTTCTACAGCAACATCCGCGTGAGCTTCCGCCGGGTGAAGAGCCTCAAGTCGAAGGACTACGACGCCCTGACCCACAAGCAGATCGAGCGGGCCACGTCGGCCCTCATCAAGGCCACCATCAAGAAGTCGAAGGTGTCCAACAGCCAGCAGCGGGAGGCCGAGTACCACATCACCTTCGGCGAGGGCATCGACAACGTCCGCGACCTGATCGCGGTCGGCGTGGCCCACGGCATCGTGGTGAAGGGCGGGGCCTGGTACGCCTTCGAGATGGGCAACGGCACGTCCGTCCGCTCGCAGGGTGCCCTGAACTTCAAGGAGGACATCCTCTCGACGGCGGGGGCCTACGACGAGCTGGCCGAGAAGGTGGTCACGGCCATCCGGGCCGGGGGCAAGAACTCCGTCAAGGCCGTGCAGGACGACGAGGACGACGTGGATGAGGCCCTGGGCTTCGTAACCGACTGACGGGGGTAGGGTGACCCATGCCCGTCACGATCCGAGTCCAGAACTTCCAGTCGATCCGAGAGGCTGAAGTCGAAGTGGCCCGCTTCACGGCGGTCCACGGGACGAACAACTCGGGCAAGACTGCGCTCCAGCGGGCTGTTCGAGGCGTCTTCCAGAACACCGGGGGCACCGCCTTCATCCGCCACGGCGAGAAGCGGTGCTCCGTCGAGGTGGACTTCGGCGAGGACGGCAAGGTCCGCTGGGAGAAGGGGACCGGCAAGCGCGACCGGCCCACCTACGTCATCAACGACGGCGACCCGATCCACCCTGGCTCGGCCGTCCCCGACGAGGTGGCCGCGTTCGGGGTCGTCCCCATCCAGGCGGGCGGCCAGGACGTGTGGCCCACCGTCGCCCCGCAGTTCACCGGCCAGGTGTTCTTGCTCGACCGGCCGGGGTCGGCGGTTGCCGAGGCCGTCGCCGACGTGGAGCGGGTGGGCCAGCTCAACCGGGCTCTCCGTGCATCCGAGAGCGACCGCCGCCAGGCCGCCGCTGCCCTCAAGGTGCGGGCGAGCGACCTGGTGGAGCACGAGGCCGAGGCGCAGGCGTTCGACGGCCTCGACGACGCCCTGGTCGCTGTGGAGGCCCTGGCGACCAAGCGGACGAAGGTCGAGACGGTCCGCCGGGCGGTGGAGCGGCTGGTCCACCTGAACGACAAGCTCGTCGATGCCCGTGCCGAGGTCGAGAAGCTGGAGCCGGTGGCCGACATCGAGGTTCCCGACGCCTCATCGGTGCTGGAGCTTCAGGACGAGCTGGATGACCTTCGTGGGCTTCGTGACCGGCTGGTCGCGGCTCGGTCCGAGGTGGACAAGTACGCGGGCATCGACGACGTGCTGGTGGAGGTGGACGAAAGCCGCCCCGAGCGCGTGCTGGCAGCCCTTCAGGTGCTCGAAGGGCTCCGCGACAGGCTCAGGCAGGCGGAGAACGCGGTGGTGGCTCGGCAGACTGATTTGGATCAGGGGCAGGCACAACTGGTAGAAGCCACGACCGCTGCGAGTGCGGCTCTGGCGGAAATCGGTCAGTGCCCCACCTGTGGAACGGAGATGCGGCAGGAAGCCGCAGAAGGAGCTACGCCATGATGTCCGCCATTCTGCTCGCCGCCCTGGTCGTCGTCGCACCCGAGGCTGTGGACCCGCAGGAGGCCTGCGAGGCTGCCTCGATGGTCCTCAAGGACATGCGCTACGTGGAGGGCAAGTACGCCGAGAAGGGCGACTTCAGCCACCCGAAGATCCAGCGACGCCTCGCCTCGTGCGTCGAGATCGCGACCCTGGCCGCCCCGCACGGGGAGGACGTGACCTTCGCGTCCATCGCCATCGCCTACAACGAGTCGAACTTCCGCCAGAACGTCGGCAAGGGCGGGGACGGGGAGGTCGGCCGGATGCAGGTCATCCCCGGCTACCACTGCAAGCCCTACGGCGACCTGGACGACGGCAAGGGCGGCTGCATCAACCCGGAGAGAGCCGGGGTCCGGGCCATCCGGCTCGCCCGCTCGCGGGTGCTCAAGAAGCACCGCCGCCACTGGGGCCTGCACACGGGCAAGGACGCCTGCAAGTGGGGCCAGAGGCGGACCCCGACCATGTGCCGGGTGCTGCGCGAGTACAACGGCTCGACGACCTACGCGACCAAGGTGGGCGGGTTCATCCGGTCCATCCGCCGGAGCTACGAGCGGCACACCACGCTGGCCGCGAAGGGGTAGCCGATGATCACGCTGGTCTGGCGAACGGACGTGCATCTGGCGGTGAAGTCGCCGCAGTCTCGGACCGATGACTGGGCCGAGACGGTGCTCGGGAAGCTCCGCCAGGTCGGCGAGATCGCTCGGGAGGTGGGGGCTGCGGCCGTCCTCGATGGTGGAGACTTCTTCCACATCAAGACGCCCAGCCGCACGTCCCACGAGCTGATCCAGCGGGTCGCGGCGGTCCACTCCGAGTACCCCTGCCCGGTGTACGCCGTGCGCAACGGCAACCACGACGTGAAGTACGGCGACGGGGACTACATCAACGAGGCCCCGCTCGGCGTCCTGTTCGAGACGGGCGTGTTCCGGCTGCTCGACGAGGATGAGGGCCACACCTTCGAGGAGTTCGAGCACCCGGATGGGGAGCCCAGCGTCCGGGTCAACAGCGTCCGGGTCGTCGGCGTGCCGTACCACGGCAAGAGCTACGACATGAACCGGCTGACGACCATCACGAAGGGCAAGGAACGTCATCTGGTGGTGGCTGCCCACCTGCTCGCCAGCCAGGCGGGCGGGGAGATGTTCGGCTCCGAGGACATCGTGCGCTACGCCGACATCCTCAACCTGGACCCCGACGTGTGGTGCTTCGGCCACTGGCACAAGAACCAGGGCGTCTACGAGAAGGGCCGCAAGGCCATCGTCAACATCGGGAGCCTGACCCGAGGAGCGTTGTCGCAGGACGACGTGGCCCGCGTCCCCGAGGTGGCGATCCTCCGCTTCGACAAGAAGGGGTTCACCGTCGAGCGGCGTGCCCTGGACGTGCAGCCCGCCGACGAGGTGTTCGACCTGGAAGGCCGGACCCGGCAGGAGGCCAGGGAGATGACCGTGGACGCCTTCGTCGAGTCGGTGAAGGCGACCTTCGAGCAGAAGACCCGCCCGCCCCTGCTCGACGAGGTGCGCGGGATGGACATGCCCGAGCCGGTGCGTGAGCGGACGCTGCTCTACCTCGAAGCCGAGGGTGTCTCCTGATGGACGAGATCACCGAGGGCTACGTCATCGAACCGGACGAGAAGGCCCTTGGCGGGTTCACCATCACCTGCTTGCGGTGCGACATGAAGTCGTACAACCGTAACGATGTGGACCACCGCTACTGCGGCAACTGCAAGGCCTACCACGCGGAAAGGGGCTCAGGAGCAGGCGGGACCGAGTAGTCTGGGGGAGGTGCCCCATGAGCGATGACAGCAAGACAACTCGCGAGATCGCCATCCCACTCGCCCCCGACGACCAGGGACGGCCCCACCTGCTGCGCATTCGCGGCGACGACTCCGGTCCGAAGGAGGCGTCCCTCGGCGTCCTGATGCCCGCGAAGGACGGGGTGCCTCTCCCGCCCGGTGCCGACCTCATCCACATGAAGCCCCGCGAAGACAGCCCCGCGTTCGACTGCGAGACGTTGTACGAGGCTCCGGCCCCCCAGGGCAGCGGCGGCCGGAAGCCGATGTCGGTGTCGCACGAGCAGTTCGCGGCCAACTGGGACCGCATCTTCGGCAAGAAGGACGAGGACAAGCCCGAGGACGAGCCCGTCCTGCACTGACCTGGTGGGCTTGTGGGTAGGGTGCTCCGTGCAAAGGAGCCCCGATGGAAGCCCGGCCCGTCTACCGCCATGTCGTCGTCCAGCGCAAAGCTCTGGTCGAGCACGTTGACCCCGAGAAGCTGCGTCGCCTCCGCCAGCAGATGATGGAGGGGCTGGAGATCGACGAGGATCTCCGCCACCTGGTCGTCAAGGACACGCTCAAGAAGAGCGTGCGCAAGGCGATGGGCTGGGCAGGCCACGGTGACGTGGATGTCCAGGGCAGCGATGACGGGATGGACGCAGGCCAGGTGTTCGCCGAGGCCGACGCCCGCCAGAAGCGCGGCGACGGGGGCGACGACGAGGCCATCCGCTACAGGCGGCAGGAGGGCGTCATCGTCAGCAGCCTGGTCAAGGACCAGGTGCCCGGCGATCTCCCCGGCCAGGCGATGCCCCGCAACCCCTCGTACCTGTTCCACTCCGGCTTCGACGCTGCGGAGAACCGCCAGGCCGAGTTCATGCGGTGCGCGCAGGAGCTTCACGCGAAGTTCCAGGCGTTCAGCGACCGCAAGTTCATGCTGCTCGACCCCGAGCTACGGTCGGGCGTGACCCTGGTGACTGTGGTACTCACGCCCATCATCGGGGTCCCCCGGACGGACAACGGGGTCGAGCTGCTCTGCGAGTTCCATCAGAAGACGCAGTTCGGCCACATCGCCACGGACGGGTTCGATGTCTTCTCGGAGATCGGCGAGTACCCAGTCCAGGTGCCCTCGGACGGGGACATGGCGATGATGTTCACCACCTTCGACGAGTTCAAGGCGATGGAGGCCGGGCGGGGTTCGTGATCGCCCCAAGCGGGTAGACGAACGAGAGACGCTGGGGTGTTGATGAGCACGCGACGATTCACGCTGTACTGGTCGAGCATGACCTCCTACGAGAACTGCCCGCAGGGGTTCTTGTGGGGTCGAGGGTGGCCCACCATCGATCTCGGTCAGGGACCGGGTCGGCCGAAGAAGAGGCCCGTGAAGCGGTCCGAGCACCACGCCGTGATGGGCATCGTGCTCGCGAACTTCTGGGAGTGGCTCTACAACGACGAGGAGTGGAAGCACAAGCACGGGCTGGTGGACCGCCTGCTGGAGAAGGCCCGCAAGGACTTCAGCCGCCTGTGCATCAGCAAGCACATCGACTGGCGGCTCGCTCCTCCTCGTGACGAGATGTGGGACACCATCGAGGCGGGCATCCGGGGCTACCTGAAGACGATGCGGCACCACCGGCTGCTCGGCCCCTACGCCCGCTCCGAGGTGGACCTCACCTGCTACGTCAACAAGTGGACGCCCATCGGCGGCCGGGCCGACCTCATCATCCGCCGGTCGGTGGACGGCAAGGACGAGATCAGCATCCTCGACGGCAAGAACAGCCGCCGGTACAAGGGGCCGAAGCGCAAGGGCCAGCCCCAGAAGCTCATCACGTACACCGACCCCGACCAGCTCCGCTGGTACGCCCTCTGCTTCTACCTGTCCTACCGCCGGATGCCCGACCGGCTGGGCTTCATCTACTTCCGCTACCCCTACGGGGCCGAGAAGCTCGACGTGGACGGCGAGACCATCCCCGAGATCGGGGAGGACGGGATGCCCACGGGGGCCAACGAGATTGAGCAGGGGGTCGAGTGGATCGAGTTCGACCGCGACGACCTCAAGGGCATCGCGACGCGGGCTCGGGACGCTCTGCGGGGGATGCAGCGCGAGAAGTTCCCGGCCAACCCCGTGCCGAGCCAGTGCCGCTTCTGCGACTTCGAGACGGTCTGCCCCGAGCGCATCGCGCAGAAGAAGGCGAACCGCCGGAACAAGAAGTCCAGCGAGGCCTTCTTCGACGGCCAGGTCGGCTTCGTCCAGTTCGGCATGGGTCCGGGGGGGTCCATCGTCACCAGCGACGAGTAGAAGGCCCATGAGCGACCACAACCACAAGCGGCTCCAGGCCGCCATCAAGCGTCGAGACGAGGCCAACCAGAGGGTGCAGCGTCTCCAGGGTCGCCTCTCGGCGGCACAGGAAGACGTGGTAGCGGTCGAGGCCGAGTGCGTCGAACGGGGCGTCCCCCCGGACAAGCTCGATGCTGCCATCGCGCAGTTGGAGAAGCGGTACGACAAGGCCGTGACCGCGTTCGAGAAGGACATCACAGCAGCCGAGGGCAAGCTCGCCCCGTTCGTGTAGGAGTGCGTCGATGAGATTCCAGGTGGCGAAGCAAGACCTCGAAGCAGCCCTTCAGGTCGTGACCCCGAGCCTGTCCAGCAGCGGGACGGACATCACCTCCCACTACGTGTTCCGGCGGACGGGGGCGAAGAAGGACGGCTATGGCGTCGAGGTGGTCACCTGCTCCGGCCGCGTGTTCTCCTCCTGCCCCATCAAGGGCAAGGTGGCGGACCCCGGTCAGAAGGGCACGTTCACCATCGAGGGCAAGCGGCTCAAGCAGTGGCTCTCCCACGTCACCGAGGCGGCCCTGACCTTCAGCTTCGACGAGGACGAGGGCGAGGTGGTCGCGAAGGCCCCGAAGGGCAAGCAGCTCTTCCAGACCCTCCAGCCGGACAAGCGGTTCACCTGGTCGAAGACGCTGGAGGAGTCGAAGCTCACCGCCACCGTGGCGGCCGAGCGGCTGGCGTCGGCCCTGAGCTACTCCCGGCTGTTCGCGTCCACGGACGAGGCGAAGAAGCCCGATATGTGCCTCTGCGAGGTGCAGAAGGGCATCCTGTTCTCGTCGGACAAGAAGTCCGTCGCGCTCGTCAAGGTCGAGGGCCTCGACGAGTCGAAGATGCGGGTCCACACGAAGGACGTGAACGGCGTCCTCGCGTTCCTCGGCACCTTCGACGGCACCGATGTCGAGGTGCTGGAGCACGAGCGGATGCTCATCCTCCGCCGGGGCGACGGGGCGGTCTTCGGCGAGAGCCGGTTCCAGAAGCCGTTCCCCGGCCTCAAGGCCAAGATGGGCGAGCCGGACCAGCGCACCTGGACGCTCAACAAGGCGGACGTGGAGCAGGCCATCGGCTTCCTCGTGTCCGGGGCCTCGTGGGAGGACAACCGGCTGCGGTTCGTCGAGGGCGAGGAGGACAACACCGTCGTCCTGTCGATGATGACCACGGCCGGGAAGGCGACCAAGCTCCCCGTCGAGTGCGTCTCGATGTCGGTGGCGGACGGGGCCGACGACATGCCGGACACCGGCTTCGCGCTCGACCACTTCTGCCTGTCGAAGGTGCTGGGCTCGTGGAAGGGCGACGAGATCGAGTTCGGCCTCAACGTCCGGGGCGACCGGGGCTACGTCCAGTTCAAGTCGTCGCACGACGAGGTGGACTACCTGACCATCCTCGCCTGGCTGCGCTGACGGAGGGCTCTTGCTTCAGCCTCTCCCCGACGTGACCCGCCTGCGCTCGCAGGCGGACCGGCTCGCTGGTGCCCGTGATGCCGCTGTTCAGCGGGTCGCCGACACCCGCAAGGCCATCAAGGACTTGGAGGACGAGGCAGAGCTTCTTGCTCTGGTGCAGGGCATCCTGCGCACCCTCATCGACAAGGAGGTCACCGCCGGGGTCGAGGTCGTCGAGAAGCTGATGACCGAGGGCCTTCAGGCCGTGTTCCACGACCAGAAGCTCTCCGTCGAGTCCGAGGTGAACATCCTCCGGGGCAAGGTCAGCGTGGACCTGGTGACGGTGCAGGAACGCCAGGACGGCACCATCATCCGGGGCGTCCCCAACGACGCCTTCGGGGGAGCCGTCGCCACCGTCATGTCGGTGCTCCTGCGCATCATCGTGATGAAGCGGCGAGGGCTGCGGCCCCTGCTCCTGCTCGACGAGAGCCTGCCCGCGTTCGACGGCAACTACGTCCAGAACATGGGCGAGTTCCTCCAGCTCATCTGCGAGCGGCTGGACATCGACATCCTGCTGGTCACCCACAATCCGGCCCTGGTGGATGCCTCGAACCGGGCCTACCGCATCGTGCGGACGAAGACAGGGGCGCGGTTCGAGAGGATGCGATGAGCGGGCTGTGGGACGATGACGACGATCTGGCCTTCCTGTTCGAGGACGACGACCCCAAGCCGCCGGAGAAGCCCCTCGCCTCGCAGGTGACGGCTCAGACGCCCCCTCCCCTCGGCTTGAACGTCGGCTCGACCTACAGCCACCCCACCGACTTCGACCGGCTCTCCAACAGCCGTCAGCGGGTGCTCCTGCTGACCCTGGACGGCAAGAAGTACAGCAACGTCCAGATCAACCGCTCGCCCGCCGAGGGTGGTGGGGGCCAGGAGGGCACCCGCCGTCTGCGCGAACTCCAGGGTGACGTGTGGGGGCCGCTCCGGTACACGAAGGAGCGGGGCGACGGCGGCATCTGGTGGTATCAGCTCGACAGGTCGTCGCTCACCCAGCGCATCCTCGACAAGGTGTTCCAGAACCGCCCGGACCCCATCGTCTCGGACCTGGCCGTCCGCCGGACGAAGATCAAGAAGCTGGTGGACCAGGCCGACAGCGACACCCTCGGCAAGATCGAGGCGGTGCTGAACCTGGACACGGTGGCTGCGGCCTTCTCCGGCATCCCCGTCGAGGCGGTGCAGGACGAACTCGACGCCATCGACGGGCTCTTCGACGAGGACGGCGGGTAGGGTGACGGGCCACAGAGGATAGGAAGGCCATGCGGTCACAGAGCCAGATCCGACATCAGCTCAAGCAGGTGACCTACCGGCACCTCCAGAAGCGGCTGCGTGCGCTGTTCAAGCAGCGCCCGGACACCTGCTGCCACAACCGGGAGTGGGAGCTGGCGGACGGCGTGTGCGTCAACCTCTGCGGGGTCCTCAACGCCTCCGGTCAGTCCCGCATGGTCCCCTGCGACTCCCGGCTCCCCGGCTGCGACGACATGGCCCGCGAGTGCCCCCTGTGGGAGCCGCTCAAGACCAAGGCCCAGGTGAAGTCGGAGTTCCACGCCATCGTGCAGTCCGGCAACAGGGGCCTCATCGCAGCGAGCTTCCCCGACGTGGCCGCCTTGATGTGGGTGCTCGACGACCCCGACGAGATGCCCAGCGAGGCCGATGTCGAGGCTGCCCTCGAAGAAGCTGAGGACGACGAGGACTCCGAGCCGTCAGGTTGGTGGCCGTCGCTCCGCAAGAAGTTGGGAGGGGGCTGATGAGCCACCTGCTGTTGTTCCAGCGACTCGCCTCGCAGGCCATGAAGCGGCGGGGCACCGTCCCGCTGATGCTGGAGTTCACCGTCGCAGAGGAGACGGCCCCGTACCTGGTGTCGTCCTCGTCCTCGGTCATGTGGATCAACGAGGCCCACCCCGGACCCGTCGTGAAGGCCGCCGTGCGGAACATGACGGTGGGGGCGTTCTTCGCCGAGATCGTCGAGGCCGTGGAGGCGATGGGTCGGCAGCAGCAGTGGGGCAACTCCCACCCGCTGACCATCGAGGGGCTGCGGGAGGCCATCGCGCACGTCGAGTTCTACGAGCTGGGGCCGTTGGAGCTGCTGACCCCCCGAGCCCACCAGGCGACCGAGGTGGCACTGCTCGACCCCACCGATGAAGGGGAGGGGGTCGAGGAGGACGGCCAGCGGGTAGAGCCAGTGGACCTGATGCCGCCTGAGCTTCGCCCGCTCATCGAAAGCACTGGCCTCCCGTTCCGGCCTTCTTCGTGGGTGCCGGACGACACGATCATCGTGGTGCCGAAGGACCGTTCCTTCGTCGGGCTGGTGGTGCAGGTGACGACGAAGCAGTACGCGGGGGTGGTCCACAACGCCGCACGCGGCATCGCCATCGCCCGAGGACCCGCCCCCGATGACCTGGCTGACGAACCACCTGCCGAACCTCCCGCTGGCTGAAGCCCACGAGGGGTACTTCCTCGGCCGGGGAGCCTCGGAGGAGTCCATCGCCCGGCACGGGATCAAGACCTGGCAGGTGTTGTCGGAGCCCTCCCCCGACCCGACGTTCCGCGAGCGGTACTCGTCCCTGGAGTACGGCGGCAAGGGCGTCGGCGAGCACCTGGAAGGCTGGGCCGTCTGGCCGCTGTTCAGTGCCCGAGGCCGCATCCTCGGGTTCGAGGGCCGCCGCCTCCCCGAGAAGAAGGTCACCCGCTACCTGCTGCCCGAGGCCGGGTGGCACCCTCTCTGGCTCGGCCTGACCCCGGAGACGATGCAGCGCATCTGGGACGGGGCGGACGTGTGGATCGTCGAGGGGTTCTTCGACCTCTTCGCGATGGAGTGGGTCATCCCCGAGAGCGACGTGGTGCTCGCCAGCCTGCGGGCGAAGCTCACCGACAAGCACGTCGAGTTCCTCCGCCGCTTCTGCCGAGGGTGGGTGCGGATGGTGTACGACAACGACGAGGCGGGGCAGCATGGCACCCACGGGTTCATCGACGACAACGGCAAGGAGCGGTGGGGAGCCCTGAAGCGCCTTGAGCGGGTAGATGTGAAAGCGGTGAGCATTCGCTACCGGGGCAAGGACCCCGGCGAAATCTGGAACCAGGGAGGCGTCGCAGGAGTGCGGCGGGCCTTCCAGTAGAAGGAGCACGAGATGTCCGATGGACCCTGGAAGGCTGGCGGCGAGGTCTACAAGCTGATGGAGACCCTGATCGCCAACAACGCGAACCTCTCCGATCTCGCCCTCGTGGACGACGAGATCCTCATCGTCTTCAAGGAGAAGGGGACGGTGAACGGGGAGCAGGTCATCGCCGGGAAGACGAGCAAGGCCAACGCCCTTCTCGGCGTCGTGGACGGCGAGAAGGACTGGAAGTTCGTCATCACCCTCGCCGCCGACCAGTGGCAGGCGATGGGGGCCTCGGAGCAGGAGGCCCTGCTGTTCCACCATCTCTGCGCCTGCCGGGTGGAGGAGAACCCCGAGTCCGGCAAGACGAAGTGCTCGGTCCGCCTGCCGGACGTGAGCTTCTTCCGCGAGGAGGTCGAGAACTACGGCTTCTGGCGGACGAGCGGCTCCACGCCCGAGCCCAACCTGATCGAGGAGCTGTTCGGCGAGTCGTCGCCCTGACCTATGTGGGACCTCGACACCATCATCCAGATGAATGCCGAGGCCGCACAGGCGACTCGACGCGATCGGACCCCGCTGCTCCGAGTGGCGGCGGGGTCCGACTTCGCGTGGCCGCCTGAAGATGCACAGGTGCCGTTCGTCGGGGACGCGAAGACCGACTTCGACCAGCGGCTCTACCGCATCACCACGTTGTTCGTGGACACCAGCGGCTTCGGGCGAGACGACGAACCGGCTCTGTCGCGGGAGCAGCTCAAGCAGAAGCTCATCGACCTGACCGAGCAGTACGGGCCGGTGCTGCTCGGGATCACCGAGCACGGACAGTTCCAGGCGTACATCGGCGTGTGGAAGGAGGGCTCTGCCGACCCCTTCACGGGGTAGACGGGGCACAGGAGGACAGCCGTGAGCCTGGACATCAAGTACCGCCCGAAGAACTACGACGACGTGCTCGGGCAGGACGCCAACATCGCCATCTTGCGGCAGTACGTCGCACAGGGCCGGGGCTTCCGGCAGAGCTACCTGTTCTGCGGCGGCCACGGCTCCGGCAAGACCACCCTCGGCCGCATCCTCGCTCGTGCGCTGCTGTGCGAGGAGCCGCGAGAGGGGAACCCCTGCAACGAGTGCCAGTCCTGCCTCGGCCTGCTGGCCGACGACTCGTCGGCGGACTTCACCGAGGTCGATGCCGCGACCAACTCCGGCAAGGCGGACGTGACTGCGATCACCGACGAGATCCAGTACGCCACCATCAGCGGCAAGCGGCGGATCTACCTGTTCGACGAGTCCCACCAGCTCTCGAAGGACGCCCTGGACGCCCTGCTGAAGCCGCTGGAAGACAACCTGCCCGGCAGCGAGGACAAGCAGCTCACCTGCATCTTCTGTACGACCGAGCCCGAGAAGATGCGGGCGACGGTCCTGTCCCGGTGCGCCCCCGCCTTCGTGGTCCAGCCGCAGCCGCCCGACGTGATCGCCACCCGGCTCCAGTTCGTCTGCGAGCAGGAGGAGATCGAGTTCGAGCCGGACATGCTCACCCTCGTCGCGGAGATCACCGAGTGCCACATCCGCGACGCGCTCAAGGCCATCGAGGGCGTCTCCATGCTCGGCGGGGTGACGAAGGACAACGTCGCCGCCTACCTGCACCTCGACCTGAACGCCGCCTACATCGACCTGCTGGAGGCCATCGGCTCCGACCTCCCCGCCGCCTTCGAGGCCGCGAAGAAGATCATGACGCGGGCCTCCCCCGTCTCCTGCTACCGGAAGCTGTCTGAGGCGGCCATGCTGGCCTTCCGGGCCTCCCTCGGGGAGAAGGTGCCCGGCTACTGGGGCAAGGAGCGCCTGGCGGCCCTGGGGGCCTCCAAGGGGGCTGCCCTGCTCGGGTACGCGAGCCGGTTCGCCTCGCGGCCTGGCCGCCCGACCCCCTCGATGCTGCTCATGGACATCGGCCACCTGCACCACGTCGGCGGCTCGGTGAGCCAGCCGCAGGCGGTTCTCCAGGTCCAGGCGGTCGGAGGTGCCGCGCCCCCGGTCCCCCCTACACAGGCGGCGGCCCCGCCGCCGAAGATGCCGAAGGCGGCTGAGTCTTCCGGGTCGATGGCGGTTTCACCTACGGTGCGGGAGGGGACGGCCCAGGACGGTACGATCCCCGAGCAGGATCATCTGTGGGTGTCTGCGATGCGTGGACCCGCAGCGGTGAAGCGTGAGCGTACCGCCAAGGAAACGACCGGGAGTCCCGAATCATCCGCCCTCAAGCCCAACGAGTTCGCCCGGCTTCTCGGCCGAACCCTCACCGACCTGGAGTCCGGTGATGGGAGATCGCCGTGACGAGAGGACGTGGGTCACGCTCGAACTGGCTCGCAGCGGGGAGGTCTACGCGGTAGAGGGCACCCTCGCCGCGCACATCCGCCGGGATCTCCAGGTGGACGAGGACCACGAGGTCTTCGTCCCCGTCGCCCTGTTCCGCAAGAACAACCGAGTCGTCCCGATCCACCTGGTCGAGGGCTACGCCTTCGTGGCCTCCGGGCTCGACGACGTGGCGTACTACGCCCTGGAGCGGGAGCCCTACATCAACCAGGTGATGAGCAGCCGGACGGGTCCACACCGGATGCGGTGCCTCTCCGTGGTCCCGAACTTCCAGGTCGAGGCCATGCGCGACGAGCTGCGCAGGATGGTCACGGCCGAGGTCCCGCTGCACGCGATGGTGAACATCACCCAGGGGGCCTACCGTGGACTCGAAGGGCGGGTGTGCGGCCTGGACGAGGACAACGCCTTCATCCGAATCCGGCTGCGATCCCTGGAGGTTGTAGCCACCGTTCCCCGCATCTTCATCGAGGAACAAGTGGGGGATTGATAGACCAACGGGGGGTTTTGGTATAGTAAGGGTCTGCTGGTGCTTCTGGATCTGAGCTTTTGACCTCGTGGAGTAGCATGGCCTGGTCCGGGCATCAGATGATCGACCCCAATGACATCGAGACCCGCTTCTCGAACGAGGACTCGATGTCGCACATGGCGTCGGTCTTCACCGAGCCCGACGAGGAGTCCCTGGCGAAGATCGAGCGGGTCCGGGCGTTGCTCGACCAGCTCCCGCCGCGCGAAGCGGACTTCGTGGACCTGTACTACTTCCGGCACCTGAACCAGACCGACATCGCCAACATCTTCGGCGTCAGCCAGCCCACGGTCTGCTACCGGCTCAAGCGCGCGACCGACCGCATCCAGTTCCTCCTCCGCCTCCCCGACATCACGAAGCCCGAGCTGGAGGAGGCCATGACCGGCTTCCTCCCCGACCCGCTCGACGCGAAGATCATGGTCCTCATGTGGGAGACGACCTGCCAGAGCGAGGTCGCCAAGCGCCTCGGCGTCACGCAGGGCCTCGTGCGGCACCGCTTCATCCGGGCGGTCAAGCGGATGAAGACCCACGACGACCTGGCCGACCTGGCCGCGATGTTCGACACCATCGCCGCGAACCTGAACATCCTCCGCGAGGTCAAGCGCCCGGCCTGGGACGGCCGGTGGACGCACGTCATCGACTAGCCGGGCCTCGGCGTTAGTTCGCCTATGCCGCCGGTCAGGTAGAGCATAGGAGGGCGTCAGCCCATGACCAAGGCCAGTTCCGACAAGCGGGTGTTGATGACGAAGCGGGTCGCCCAGCGGTGGCTCCGTGCCGTCTCCTTCCCCGAATATCGGATCAGGGTGCTCTACGGCGCGAAGGAGATCCGCAACATCGCGAACCTCCTGTACTCGTTCCGTGATGGCAAGGTCGCCATGAAGGGGGTTCCCCGAGTGGCCGACCTCGGCATCAAGGCCGACTTCGACGGACTGGAACTCTGGTCCCGAGATCACGACGGTTTGAAGGCCCTCGGCGAGTGGTTCGAGAAGCGGGGCTTCGAGACCACCGGAATCTGGTGAAGGAGCGAGCACACATGAGCACGATCAAGCAGACCCTCAAGCGCATCGCCTCGGAGGTTCCCGAGACGCGGCCCTTCATCGTCCCCCTCCTGCGGCGGCACGCCTCCTGCGCCTGCGGCGACGAGATGCTCGCAGGGGACCTGGACGAGATGTTCGCCGGGCGGCAGTTCAACCCGCACAACCCGAAGACGAACCCGGACTACGCCAAGAACGTCAAGGACCCCGGCAAGTGGCTCGGCGACAACAAGGGCAAGGGCAAGTGCTTCTACGAGACGGGCAACGAGGCGGACCGCTGCTACGTCACGACGAACGGCGGCCCCGGCGGCCAGAAGAAGCCCGACACCGGCTCCGCCAAGAACAAGTCCGAGTACAACAAGAAGTACATCCAGCAGCGGTGGCCGGACGGCGTGGACCGCAGCAAGTACAGCTCGCTGGAGGAGTACCAGGCGGAGCGCCTGGCCGAGCTGCGAGCCCTGCGGGCGAGCGCCTGAGGAGGTAGCCCGCGATGGCGTTGACCCGCCAGCAGTCCGTCCACACCTACTCGTCCAGCTCGGGCGGGCAGACCTACTACTTCGACGTGGTGGTGGACGCCCAGGGTGTCGTGAGCGTGCGGAACTTCCGCACGCCGACCGGCGGGATCTGCGATCCGTTCACAGCCATGCCCCAGGCTGTGATGGACGACGTGAAGGAGGCGACCGAGCTGGTGGCTCTGCTCCAGCAGGAGACCGAGGTGGACAGCGGCAACGTCGTCTTCACCGGCCAGACCACGCAGGCGGTCGTCATCCCCGGCGGGGTGCTGAACAACACGAACTACCGCGTCGTGTTCACCACCCCGGATGCCACCGTCCTCGAAGCGGCGGCGAAGACCACCACCGGGTTCACGGCTACGGCCGCGACCACCTACGGGACCCTCGCTGATCCGAAGACGGTCGGCTACTCGGTGCTGGTCAAGACGGGTCAGACGAGCGACCTCTCCGGGGTCGTCACCATCACGAACGCGGACGGCGGCTCGCTGGCGGTGGTCTTCACCACACCGCTCTCGACGGCTGCCTACCGCGTCCTGCTGGAGCCTCGCGGGTTCTTCGACGCCCACGTCCCCACGGCCCTCAAGCTCAAGACGGGGTTCACCATCGAACTCGGCCACGTCCCCGCAGTCGGGGCGGATGCCGATGTCGGCTACGACGTGTTCGTGTGAGGTAGACGATGGCGCAAGATCCCTTCCTCATCGACCAGATCGACATCGAGCCCAGCGCAGCCGGGACTCGGAGGATCAATCGCGACGCGGCCACGGACGGCCTGGCGTTTCAGGACGCCGTGGTCACGACCCCGCTCACCCTGTCGCAGCTCGCCGGGCTGCGGAACATCCCCAACGTGCTCATCGTGGGCACGAGCGGGGCAGGTGCGGCCTACACCGGGGCGACCGCGATTCAGGACGCCCTGGACGCAGTGCCCGCAGCCGCGAGTGCGGCGAACCCGTACATCGTCCTGGTCCTGCCGGGCGTGTACGACGAGACCGTCAACATCGTCCGCGACGGTGTGCGCCTGGTCGGCATCGGCAAGCCCACCATCCGTTCGGCCCTCGAAGCCACGCCCGACGCGGTCGGCAACGACCACACAGTCATCATCTCCGCGCAGCTCGGCACGATCCCGCTCTCGACGATCATCCAGGGCTTCACCATCACGAACGCGCACACCAACAAGGCGTGCGTCCGTATCGTGGGGGCGGCGGGCTCGACGGTCGGCAGCTCGATGCTCTCGCTCATCGACTGCGACCTGAACCCCAACGCGGCGGCGGGCAACCGGACGCTGTGGGCCACGGCGGTCAACAACGTCGAGGTGGTCGGCGGCCAGTGGACCGAGAGCACCAACCTCGGCCTGCTCCTGCTCGAAGAGGTGTCCTGGTTCCAGGCGAAGGGCGTCCGGCTCCTGGGGGCCATCAGCCTGCGGTACGACGACGCCAACGACGAGCCGGTGAACACGGGCAACGCCTACAGGTTCATCGACTGCGGCCCCATCGCCGCGACGACGCTGCTGGCGACCCCGGTGCAGGTGGACCTGGACGGCGACGGCTCGCTGCTGTTCGAGGGCTGCTCCCTGCCCGCGACGGTCCTCTCCGGCGACCAGGCGGCGATCTTCCGCAACTGCGCCGTGGAGGAACTCGACGTTCAGGAGACGGTCACGGTCGGGGCCGAGAACACCCTGGTCAAGGCCATCACCGCCGCCAACGCGGGAGCGGTGCTCGACCTGCCGAAGCTCCAGGGGACCATCGCGTTCGCTGCCGCGACGACGGCGGACGTGACCTTCGACATCCCGATGAGCGACGCCAGCTTCCAGGTCTTCCTCGAAGTTCCATCGCAGCCCGCCAACGACGAGACGCCCTGGATCACGCTCAAGGCCGTCACGGGCTTCCGCATCAACTTCGCCACCAACCAGACCATGACGGTCGGCTGGACGGCCATCCGCATCGACGTGTGAGGTGACTCGTGGACTTGACAGACTTCCTCCCCGACGATGAGCAGCTCCCGACCAAGGTGCGCAAGGAGGCTCACGCGAGCTTCTTGCCGGGCCGCGACGAGGTGGGTGGCGACATCCACTGGGGCGACACCGGGGCCATCGACCATGTGCTCCAGGGCCGGACCATCGAGGGTGCCTCGACGACAGCTCTCCGCGAGCTGACCGACGCCTCGCGGGCGGCCAACGCCCTGAAGCTCCCGGTCGAGGCCGGGACGCGGGTGGCCTTCAAGCACAACCTCGGCTCGGTGCTGGCCTACGCCACCGTCCCGGCGGACGAGGGCACGGTGGTCACCGTCCGCTCGGCCAACGGCGACGTGACCGCGCACGACGGCATGGTCATGGTCGCCTGGGACGACGGCATCTTCCTGCCGGTCCACCCCGAGCACCTCCGCCTGGCGGGGGTGAACAAGAAGCGGGCCGGTGCGGTGCGGATGAGCTTCGTCTCGTTCGGCGACCTGTCGTCGCTGTTCGAGCAGGCGAAGAACGGGTCGGACGACCTGGTCCACAAGGCGACGAAGGATCTGTGGTCCTTCAAGGAGAGCGACGGGGAGTTCGTCATCGAGCGCCTGTTCTCGGAGGACGGCAACCCGCTGAAGGTGTAGGCCGCTGGTATCCAGCCTATATCCCGAGTCCTGTAGAAGCCGGAGGTGAGCCGCTCGTGTCCGACAACCGCCAGATGAAGGAAGCCATCGACCGGCTGGCTCGTCGGTACGTGCGGGCGTCCGTGCGGACGGCTCGGACGAAGACGGCGGGCGAGGTCCGGTTCATCAAGGACCGGGGAGGCGACCACAACGAGTGGGGCTGGAACCCGCCGCAGGCGTCCGAGCGCAGCATCGACCCGGACTACGCCTTCAACGCGAAGCACCTCAAGCCGCTGGCGAAGGTGCTCCGCTCCGCCCTGATGGCCCTCGGGCACATCCAGACGGCCCGATCCACGTTCACGAAGATCCGCTCGCAGCGCATCAGCCCGGACGGCAACCTGGGCGGCAAGGGCTACGTGATGCCCATCAAGGACATCCGCAAGCAGCTCGCCAACTGCGACGAGGCCCTCTCGGCCGTGACCGACACCATCTACGACGAGATGCAGGCGGTCCACTGGCACCCGGATGTCGATGACTCTGGTGGCAACCCGCGTGAGCGCGGCGAGGTCAAGCAGATCATGGACGACGTGGACGAGATCCGAGAGGACCCGGAGGAGTGGGCCGAGGGCGAGGAAGCCGAGATGGACGACGGAGGCTCCCCATGAGCAACAAGAAGCTGGCCTCCTGGGCCGACATCATCATGGCCGACTCCGACCTTCCGGCGGACGAGTTCACCTGGACCGAGGGCTCCAACTACGGGCTCGACGGCTTCCACCACGACCAGACGCTCGGCGAGGGCACCCGGAGCCGAGGCGACCAGTCCGGCATGTCCGGCCCGATCACCCCCGCGCAGTCCACCGGCATGTCCGCCCTGCCGGACGGTCTCGTGTCCGACAGCAAGAGCGCGGACGACGGGCTCGGCCTGTCCTTCGTGGACGACGAGGGCGATTTCGACCTCTCGCAGATGCTCTCCCCGGAGGAGGGTGCCCTGCACATGGCCGAGAACGTCCGCCAGGCGGCGAGCATGGCGGACCTGGCCTGGCTCGACCCCACTCAGGAGCAGGACCCGGAGCGGCTGCCGAAGGAGCTTCGGCCCGACAAGCCCCCGCTGAAGTCCACCCTGGAGCTGGAGGAGGCGTGGGGCGTCAACCGGCGCACCGATGGCCTGGCCCTGGTCCCGAACCGGGACAAGGCCGTCGCCGACTACGAGAAGTCCATCGAGAGCGGGGTCCCGGCGACGCCAGGCGTCGAGAAGTCCGCCGCTGAAGCTGCCTGGCACATCAAGAAGGCCGTGCGCCTGTCGCACTACGGCCGGTCGATGACCGAGATCAGCCGCTACCTGCACGCCCACCTGCCGAAGCAGGCCGCCGAGCAGGCGACGACCCGCATCGCCGAGGAGCACGGGGTCGCGGGCAAGGTCTTCGTGCGGGCCTCCGCCTTCCCCGGCCTGCACAACGGCAAGTGGGCGAAGGAGCTGAAGAAGCTCGCCCGCACCGCCCGGTACGTCATCACCGACAACCCGCGCATCGCCTCGAAGCTCTCGATGCAGATGGTCAGCGAGGTCCCGTGGCGGAAGGCCCTGCGCCAGTACCTCCCGCACCTGCGGGCGGCGGGCTACAAGGTCGCCAGCGTCGGAGACGACCCGAAGAAGACCCTCCAGCTCGCCTTCCTGACCGGCCCGAAGGAGGCCGCTCCGGTGGTCGCCACGAAGCCGGTCCACACCCCCCCGGCCGACCGGGTGACCCTCGCCGAGGCCAAGCAGGCCGCTGCGAAGGCTCCCCGCCAGGTGCAGCAGGTCATCGCCCGCGACGACCAGGCGAAGGCCCGCACGGCGGCCCTGAAGCTCGTGAAGAAGGCGGCCGACGCCGGGCTCATCTCGAAGCAGGACGCCCTGCGCATCGCGAAGTCCGACGCCAACCCGGCCGACCTCCGCAAGGCGGCCGAGAAGCTCGCCAGGGCCAACCAGATGCCCCGAGAGGCCATGTACGGCGGCGTCGGGACGCAGGTGACGGCTCACCGCCAGGCGGGCCGTGACGCGGCCTGGGCGCAGCTCAAGCAGGCCGAACTGGCCGCCGCGCAGATGAAGAAGGCCCACGCCACCGTCGCGAGGATGGCGCAGGCGGGCCAGATCACCGTGGACGAGGCCCGCACGGCGGCAGCCGAGGCGACGCCCGAGATGGTGCTCAAGGTCGCCACGGCCTACGCCAACGCCTCGGGCACCCGCAAGGTCAAGATGGCCGCCGCGAAGCCCGCGAAGGAGTACGGCGGGGCCGTCCGCACGGCAGCTCTCCAGCAGCGGGTGGCGACCAAGAAGCTCGCGGCCGACGAGGAGGCCATGCGCCAGGCGTCGGCAGCCAGCGGCATCAAGGTCGCCGAGTTCCGCTCGATGGCCCGCTGGGTCCGGCAGAAGATGTCGGAGGGGCTGACCGGGGACGACCTGACCGCCCTGATGCACGTCCGGTTCGCCAGCCCCCTCCGGGCGGCAGGCGAGGGCCTCATCGCGATGCTGCGGGAGGAGCACGAGGGCCTGGCCGGGCACCTGTACGTGGACGCGGCGGCCTACGCCTCGAAGACCGGCACGAAGGGCTGCGAGAAGGCGGCGGCGGCCCACCGGGCCAACCAGGTGCCCTTCGTGAAGGCGATGAGCCGCTGCTCGGGCTGCGCCCTGGCGAACGCCAACGGCGTCTGCACGAAGTACGGCAAGGAGCTGATGCACCAGCTCCCCGCCGACGCGGCGACCTTCAAGCAGCAGATGATCCAGGTCGCCAACGCGCCCGACCACGAGATCACCGCGTCGCTGTTCAACCCCGGCGAGTTCAACCTCGACGGGAGCATGAGCGTCGAGGTGGACGAACCGGCCATCACCGAGGACATCGGCGACGTGTTGTTCGGCGGGCTGCACCTGTAGGAGGTCGAGATGGCGGACAAGTTCAGGACCGGCCCGGCCTTCCAGGTTCACGTCCCCGTGCATCCGGGTGGGACCGACCCGAGCCACAACATCAAGGCCATCGGGCAGCCGCTTCCGATCCGCGAGTCCAAGGAGTTCCAGTGGATCACGCGGGGCAACGGCTCCGGGCTCGTCGGGCGCATGGACAACGACGGCCTCACGGTCCTCCAGGCCACCGCCGACATCACGGTCGTCCAGGCCAACTGCACGCCTGGCTTCCACCTCATCCGGGTCGGCGAGGCCGAGCTGCGGCCAGGCGTGGACTTCCTCGTGGGGGCCAACGACATCGCCCTGGCGGCCAACCTGGCCGGGGCCATCACCGCCCTGCCGGGGTACACTGGCACGTCGGACGGTGTGGACACCGTGACCGTCACCACGAACTCCGGCCACGGGGATGACCACCGCATCGAGGTGGTCGAGTGGGGAGCCGCGAGCGCGTTCACCCTGGGTGCCCTGAACAACGCGGGCTTCATGGATCGGGGCGACCCCCACCCCGATGAGCCTGTGTTCACGTAGGAGTCCCCATGCCGCGCAAGAGCAAGACCGACAAGCAGCGGCGGGCGGACCTTCTGGCGAAGATCCCGCCGAGCGCCACTCGCGTCCGCGTCCTCACGGCGAAGGGCGAGACGAAGTACAAGGCCATCGCCGACCTGGCCGACACCGACCAGATCCAGACGAAGAAGAACGGCGACCCCATCGTGATGAAGGGGAAGCCGGGCAAGCCCTCGGCCACCAACGTCGGCCCCGCCAACGCGACCGTCGCCGCCATCCTTCAGCGCAAGCAGTCGGCGATGGACGCCGACGACATCCTCGCGCAGATGCGGGCCGACCCCGAGTCCACCGACCTGCTCCAGGCCATCATCGTCGGTCTCGGCGAGGAGCAGGCCAGCCTGAAGTTCGAGCGCGAGGAAGCTGCCCGCGAGGGCAAGGACACCTCGGGGCTCTCGTCGAAGCGAGTCCAGGCCCTCCGGGCCACGGCCGAGACGTGGCTCAAGCGCAAGGACCAGCTCACCAGCCGCACGATCGACCTGGAGTCGCCCGGCTTCGCGGTCCTGTTCAAGATGATCATGGACACCTTCAGGGAGTCCATGAACGCCGCTCGTCTGCGCCCTGAGCAGGTGGAGACGGTCTTCGCGAAGTTCTCCTCGATGGTGGATGAGGACTGGAAGAACGAAGCGAAGACCCGGATGAAGCGATCCGTCTAGGAGGGGGCACGCCATGAGCTTGGCGGACATCGCCCTCGCAGCGGGAAAGCAAGAGCGAACAGGGCAGCAGCCAGCGAACATCATCGAGTTCGTGGAGTCGTCCTGGGGACTCAACATCCCCTTGTATCCCGTGCAGCGGGTCATCCTGAAGGCCCACTACGGCATCCCCCTCGACGACAACCCGTGGGGCCTGGACCTCACGAAGAAGGTCCCGTCCGACCACCCGAACTACGACGAGATCGCGTTCCTGCCGGACGACGAGGATGAGGACGAGCCCGGCGAGCTGATCGATCTCCTGCCCGATGAAGTCGAGCCGGAGGAGCCGCTCGACTACCCGGACGCGATGGAGGACGAGACCGGCTTCTACAAGTTCCGGGTCAAGATCACCGACTGGCGGCGGGAGAACCCCCGCTACATGACGGAGGCCGAGTACCTCCGGTTCCTGTACGCCGAGGGCCGCAGCAACATCAAGGAGGTGGTGCCTGGCCGGGAGCGCCGCGAGCTGGTGCTCTCCATCGGCCGTCGTTCCGGCAAGACCTTCATCTGCGCCTGCGTGATGGCCTACGAGGTCTACAAGCTCATCCTCAAGGACAACCCGCAGCGGTACTACGGCATCCCGAAGACCAACGTCATCCAGCTCATCAGCGTGGCGACGGACAAGGACCAGGCGGGTCTGCTCTACAACGAGGCCAGCGGCCACTTCTCGAACTGCGCCTTCTACAAGCCCTACACCGCCAACAACACGATGTCCTACGCGAAGTTCCAGTCGCCGGAGGACATCAGCCGGTTCGGCCGGTACGTGGACGACCCCACGGCCAAGGCGACCATCAAGGTCAGCTTCAAGTCGTGCGTGGCGAAGGGCCTGCGCGGTGCAGGCAACATCGTCATCATCCTCGACGAGCTGGCTCACTTCAACGACGTGGGCCAGAGCGACGCGCTCACGATCTACCGGGCCGTCAAGCCGTCGCTGGCGGCCTTCTCGCCGAAGGACCCCCGCAACCGGCGGCGGGCCATCGGCAAGGTCGAGGGGCGCATCCTCTCGATCTCGTCCCCCCTCGGGAAGCAGGGCTTCTTCTTCCGCAAGTTCAGGCAGGGCTACTCCGGCGGCCTGGAGTCGCGGAACATGCTCTGCATCCAGGCCCCGACGTGGGAGGTGAACCCCACGGTCGAGGCGACGTTCCTCGCGGAGGAGTACGCCACCGACCCGGACAGCTTCTTCACGGAGTTCGGGGCCGAGTTCACGGACCGGACGAAGGGCTGGCTGAAGCCGGGGCCGCTGCTGCGTTGCGTGGACCCGATGCTCCGGCCCGCGCAGAAGGCCCCGCTGCGTGCCCCGCACTTCATGGGCATCGACATCTCGGCGGGCCTGGTGGACGGCGACTACTGCGCGGTCGCCATCGGCCACATCGACGAGGAGCACCGGATCGTCCTCGACTACATCGAGCGCATCCGGGCAGGTGAGGGCGACTACGAAGACCTGGAGCGGCTGTCCTTCGACGACATCACCGCCTGGCTGTACGCCCTGAGCCGCCGCTTCTACATCGAGAAGGGCATGTTCGACCAGTGGGCGGGCATCCCCTTCGAGACGGCCTTGCACAAGCGCGGCCTGACGCAGTGCGAGTCGGTCTTCTTCACGAAGCAGCTCACCAGCCAGATCTTCGCCAACTTCAAGACCCTGATGTTCGAGCAAAAGCTGGTGCTGTTCGACCAGCCCAACCCGGAGAACCCGAACGCCCACGCCGACTACATCGAGGAGCTGCTGGAGCTTCAGGCGGAGACGCACAGCAAGTACATCGTGACGGTCGAGGCCCCCAACCAGCCCGACAAGTACGACGACTACTCCGACGCCCTGGTCCGCATGGTGTGGGAGGCCACCCAGCACATGGGCAAGCGGAAGTACATCGCGGGCACCTCGCGCAAGAAGGGCCGCCACAAGGGCCAGGCGTCGCCGACCGAGCTGGCGAAGGCCCGGCGCAAGGCGATGGCCCGCTCTCGGCTCGGTGGTTCGAGCCCCGACCGCCAGCGGTCCCTGATCCGGGGTCGCTCACGCGGCCGGGGAGGGAGGTGACTCGTGCCCAACCCCAACCCCTCGTGGCCGCTCCGGGCTGACCACCGCTTCATGATGAAGCTGGTGACGGTCGCGCTCGGCGGGAAGGCCAGCCCCCGGCCGGAGGAGTTCGACCGCGTTGCACGGGTATTCTCAAGAGCTGGTGGCTCGTGGAAGAGCGTGTTCAACGGCTCGGTGGAGGACATCAACCTCCTGAAGACCGTGATGAAGGTGGCGCTCAAGCACGGCTACCTGACGAAGAAGGAGAAGTGGAGCTAGATGCCCGGCCTGCGAGCCACTGCCCGGACGGCTGCCGACCGGGACCTGAACACGCACCTGAAGCGGGCTGTCGGCTCGGTTCGGGCGGCGCTGGACGTGTGCGGGAGGGCCGCCAGGCGGCGGAACCCCGACGCGGAGCTGTTCAGGGAGAAGCAGGACCGCCTGGCCCGAGCCGAGAGGCTCCTCCGCTCCATCGGACACCTGGACGGCTACGCGAGCGACGTGGACATCAGGCAGGAGGCTCGCGCACTCTGCTCCTGGCTCGAAGGCCGAGAGCGTTCGGGTGGCGTCACCCGGACCAGGCGGCGGGGGCGGGAGTACCAGGAGCGGCTGGCGGCCGTCCTCGGCTTTCTGGAGGGCCGCACCGTCAACCTGGAAGACGAGGAGCCTGTGCAGCAGAAGGTGGAGCCGGAAGCTCCAGAGCAGTCGGCTGAAGGTGAACTGTGGCGGCGAGCGGTCGAGCTGGCTCGCCAGCAGGGTGAGGCGGACAACGACGCCTACGTCCAGACCATCTTCTTGCGGCTCGCACGCGAGGTGAGCGATGGCTAGGTCGAACGACCCCGACGACACGACGGTCGTCCGCAAGGTGGCAGACCGGAAGGGTGTGACGGTGGGCAAGCCCACGAAGATCGTCACGTCGTCGATGAAGGCCGCCGCGTGCGGTGTCGGCGGCGGCTACGGCGGTGCTGCGGGCGGCTCCATGATGGGGGCGGGCGGCAACTTCTACTCGCCCGAGCTGTCCACCGACTTCCTCGAACTGCCGCAGAGCGACGACGAGAAGCGCAACTTCTACCGCTTCTTCTACGACCACGACCCCTTCGTCGGCCAGGCCATCGACCTGCTCGACGAGCTGCCGCTCTCGAAGGTCCGCCTCCGCAAGCCGAAGGCCCGCAACGAGAAGCTCGCCTCTGCGTCGCTTCGCTTCTGCGAGAACTGGGCGAAGCGGCAGGGGCTCCTTCACCGGCTGATGGAGATCAACCACGAGTGGAACCTGCTCGGCGAGGCCCACATCTTCTGCGAGGACACCTCGCCGGACATGCCGGAGGACATCGAGTTCGAGATCGTCCGCGAGATCACCAAGGACGGTGAGATCGTCGAGCGCAAGGTCCGGCACGAGGACGCCAACGAGCGCATGGCGGCCTGGCTCAAGAAGAACTACAAGGGCTGGACGGCCATCCGCTGCCTGCCCCCCGAGCAGATCCACGTCGAGAGCTTCCCCTTCACGGACGAGAAGCTCATCGAGCTGATCCCCGACTCGAAGACGAAGGCGGTCATCAACCGAGCAGCCTCCGGGGACCCCCACGCGGCCCGCGTCGTGAACTCGATGCCCGAGGACGTGGTGGCGGCCATCGCCGAGGGGCAGAACATCCCGCTGAACACGGACCCGGAGGCGGGGTCGTTCTACTACCTGATGGCCCGCAAGAAGTCGCAGTATGAGCCCCGTGGCAAGAGCATCCTGCTCCGCTGCCTGCGGACGCTCGTCTTCCGCGACAAGGTCCGCCAGAGCCTCACGTCCATCGCCTCGCGGCACATGACGCCCTACCGGCTCATCTACGCCGAGGACATGAACGCGGAGCAGACCGAGGACCTCCGCGAGCAGGTGGACCTGGCCCTTCAGGACCCCGACTTCTCCATCATCACCAACTTCCAGGTGACGTGGGAGGAGATGGGGGCGGACCAGCGGCTCCCCGACTGGTCGTGGGTCTTCGACTTCACCGACCGCCAGATGTACGCGGGCCTCGGGGTCACCGAGAGCCTGCTCTCCGGCGAGTCCAGCTACTCCGGTGACCGCATCAACCTGGAGGTCATCAACCAGCGGTTCATGCTCAACCGGGAGACGTTGCAGGGGTTGGTGGAGGAGCAGTTCTTCCGGCCGATGTGCGCCCGCATGGGGTTCGTCGAGGAAGACGAGGACGGCAACCTCCAGGTCATCGTCCCCCGCTTGTCGTTCACCCGGCTGTCGTTCCGCGACAACACCGAGACGTTCGACGCCCTGATGAACCTCTACCAGAAGGGCTCGCTGGACATCGACACGATCCTCGAACACCTGAACCTCGACCCGGTGACGGTGCGCGAGAAGCTCATGCAGGACGTGGGCACCGTGCAGGACGCGACGTTCAACGAGCTGTTCCGTGGCCTCTACTCGCGGGTCGGCGACGCCCTGGCGGAGAACAGCGACTTCGCCGAGAAGATCGCCGAGTACCTCGGGCTGAAGTACGAGAAGCCACAGGAAGAGGGCGGCGGCCGGTTCGGGTAGGCGGGCGGTCGTTTGCCTATGAACCGTCTTCGACAGAAGACGTAGGAGCGACTGGTGGCAGTGCCGACCCACATCGCGATGAGCAGCTCGGCGTCCCTGGCGCTGATGAAGTTCTTGTCGGACCTGGCGAAGCGCCTGGGGGTCGGCAGGCACGTCTACGTCGTGGGCGGGGCCGTCCGCAACTTCGTCATCCGCCGCCCGATCAAGGACATCGACGTGGTCATCGACTCGGTGGCCCTGCGCGGCAAGGACTCCGACTGGTTCGCCAAGGAGGTCGCCAAGGCCATCCCCGCGAAGACCCGCATCCAGACCAACGACTACGGCGTCGCCCTGCTGCACATCGTGGGCGACTGGATGCTCGGGGAGGAGAACCTCCAGGGCGAGGACATCGAGATCGCCAACGCCCGCATCGAGTCCTACACGGACGGCGGGTACAAGCCCACGCACGTCGAGAAGGCGACCATCGAGGACGACGCCCGTCGCCGCGAGTTCACCTTCAACTGCATGGCCGGGGACACCCTAATCCCTACTGAGAAGGGCATCCTCCGCATCGACCAGATCGCCTCTCGTGACGGGGGGGATCATCAGGACATCCGGTTGACCGTGGCGGGGCAGGACGGCCCTTCGACTGCTGTGGGGTGGCAGTACAGCGGCTACGCCCCCACCCTGCGGGTGACGACTGAGTGGGGTCATTCTTTCTCCTGCACGCCCCACCATCCGGTTCTGGTCCTTCGGGGCCACGACCACGAGTGGGTTCAGGCGGACCAGCTTGAGGAAGGTGACCTGCTCTGTGTGCCCGTGCGGCAGGTGGCGAGGCGGACGCCCCTTGCTCTCGACCTGCCCGATCCGGTACAGCCCAAGCGTGGGCGACTCAAGGATGTCCGCAAGCCTGAGAGGATGACGCCCGAACTGGCGTTCCTGATCGGGTGCATCGTGGCCGAGGGGTCGAACACCCACAAGCGGGTGTCGTTCAGCAACTCTGATCCAGCCCTCATCTCCCACTACGTCGAGTGCTTCCACGCCACCTTCGGGTTCCAGCCCTCCCGCAACAAGGTGGTCGAGAAGGGGTCCGTCCGCATCTTGCGTGGGGTGGAGTTTGTCGCCAGCGCAGACGGCTACGACATCTACGCCGACAGCAAGGCCGTGGTCGGATGGCTGGAAGACCTCGGCCTGTACTGCGGGGGGTCCAAGGACGGCAAGTCAGCCTCCCACCACAAGATCGTCCCGTGGTCCATCCTGCAAGCTGACGAGCGAAGTCAGTGGGCGTTTCTTGCGGCCTATCTGGAGGGTGACGGCTCGATCCGGCCCGAGACGGGGCGTATCACCTACTGCTCGGCGTCCCCCCATGTTCGCCAGCAGTTGCAGGTGCTTCTCGGTGCTCACGGCATTTTGAGCAAGGTGAAGGGCAGGTTCGTCTACATCAACGCTGTGGATTCGGCTCTCCTGTGGGAGAAAATCCAACCGTGGATGGTCACCAAGGGGTTCGATTACACCCGGCGGGACAACAAAGCCCGCAACCGCTACGGCATCCCCGCAGAGTACATTCGGGGGTTCCTTGCCGGGCGGAAGCAGGACACCAGCCGGGCCGTCTACGCCACGGACGGGGATGGGTTCAGAACCCTCCCCGATGTCCATGAGCCTGTTCGGAAGGTTCAGCGGCTTCTCCACGATGCTCATGCCCGAGGGGGTTTCGACGGGTTCCTGGCGAGCCTCAAGGCCATCAGCCCGGACGAGTTTGCCAAGCTCCAGCGGTTGTTCGACCTCGGTTACCAGTACGTCGAGGTCACGTCGGTTGAGGATGCGGGGCAGCAGGACGTATTCGACATCTCGATGGGCGAGGGGGTCGAGCCTGCTTTCGTGGCGAACGGGGTGGTGGTCCACAACACGCTGATGTGGCGGCTGCAAGACCTGGCGAACGGCCCGGACAAGGCCGAGATCATCGACCTGACCGGGTGCGGGCTCGCCGACCTGGCGGCGGGCTCGATGAAGTGCCCGTCCAGCCCGGACAAGACCTTCACCGACGACGCGACCCGCATGGTCCGGGCCATCAAGTTCATCGTGAAGTACGGCTTCAAGCTGACGCCCGACACCGAGGCGGCCATCCGGCGGCACAAGGGCAAGCTCAAGAACATCAAGCCGGGCCACCTGAGCACCATGCTCGTCGATCTCCTGCGGGAGCCCACTGCGAAGAAGGCTCTGGAGGAGATGCAGCGGCTCGGGCTGCTCGACGAGATCAAGGACATCGCGCAGAGCAACGGGGCGATGGCGAACGCCCTGTTCAACGTGGCCGATGAGACGCGCTCGGATGCCCTGTTCGCGATGATGGACATGGGGCTCCCGAGCGGGAAGCGGCTCGGGTTCCTCGACCGCTACCAGGTCGCCCGCCTGCGGGAGATCGCGGTGGACCTGTCGTTTGACGCCACCGACCAGTTCATCGCGGCCCTCAAGCAGCCCGGCAAGGTGCTGGACATGCGGTCGCTCATCAAGGAGTTCGGGCTCCGGGGCCAGCAGATCGCACAGGTCACCGACCTGGCTCGCCGTCACCTGCTCGACAGTCCGTCCCTCGTGACCGACAAGCGGCGGCTGACGCAGCGCGTCAGGCTCGACCTTCAGGGTGGCCGCACGGCGGCGATGGCCCCGACCTGGTTCCCCGATGAGGGCGACCAGGTGACGAGCATCGAGGCGGGCGACGGGTGGGCCTACATCGGCTTCGACTCCGGCCAGGAGGTCGGCCTGCCGACCGACGAGCGGCGGAGCCAGGGCTGGAAGGCAGCTCGCACGGCGGCCGTGAAGGGCTCCGGGGCGAAGGTGGGGCTGATGCTCCCGCTGCCGGAGGAGTTGGCCGCGAAGTTCCCGAGCCTCGGCGACGAGGACGACAGCCCGCCCCACTGCACGCTGCTCTACGTGGGGGACGTGCGCGGGCGAGAGGCCGAGTTCCTGGCAGCCGTGCAGGCCGAGGCCAGCCAGTACCGGCCGATGCGGGCCACCATCCAGCCCCTCGACTACTTCGAGCACCCGGAGAAGGAACGCCGAGTGGCGTACTGCCCGGTGCGGTTCGACGGGTACATGGACCAGCTTCGAGACGGCATCCGGGTTCGGCTGACCGATGCCGGGTTCGCCCTGAAGGACCGCTCGCTCCTCATCTACAACCCGCACATCACCCTCGCCTACCTGGACGGGCTCGACTCGAAGTACGAGGGCCAGGTGCCCACGGGTTCGTGGACGGTCGAGGGCCTGGCGGTGTGGGGGATGGCGAAGCCCGAGACGTACCCGCTGTCCCGCACGGCGAAGAAGTTCGAGCTGGAGATCGGCGACCCGCTGTTCACGGGCAAGTACCTCAACAGCCCCGGCCGCATCGAGGGTTTCGGCGAGAACGAGAAGGGCGACCCCACGGTCATCGTTCGCAAGCGTCCGAAGAAGGACCAGGGCGGGCAGGGGGCCAAGAAGGAGGTCAAGCTCTTCAAGGTCCGTTACGACAAGGACCAGGCCGCCCGCGACAAGGCGGAGAAGTCCGCTCGTGAGTTCGGCACGGACGAGGCCCGCAAGGAGTACCTGCGGGAGCACCCTGGAGCTGACCCGAAGAACCACACCGTCACCGACGACGCGCCCGAGGCCGAGGATGACAAGCCGAAGCGCGGGAAGCTGCGGTCGGCCGTCAGCGGTGCAGCGGCTATCGCGAAGAAGGTCATCAAGCGGAAGGTCGAGCGGGGCAAGGACGTGGCCTCCGGGGTGGCGAAGCTCCTCAAGGGCGACGTGCCAGACCCGAAGGAGCGTGCCCGCATCGCTCGGCTGCTCATCCGCGAGGTGATGAAGGGCGGCATCAACGCCGCCATGTACGTCGCGATCCCGCCCCCGCCCGGCTACATCTTCGCGAAGAAGGTGGTCGCCGAGGCCACCAAGCTGCTCGACAAGAAGCTCGAAGCCCGGTTCGGCGTCAGCAAGGTGGGCGGCGAGCTGACCGAGGACGCCCTCGCGCAGATGGTGCAGGACTCGCTCAACGAGGCTGTGGACGCTGTGGGGCAGTCGAAGGAGGCCAACGCGGCCATCCGGCGGCTGTGCGACCGCTACAACCAGGCGACCATGCACCGCGTCGTCCTCGAAGTCGGTGCCGACGACATCACGAAGAGCGTCCCCATCGACTCCCTCGCCCTGCTGTTCAACAGGCAGTTCGCCGACGCCGTGCAGGCGTCCGGGGAGGAGGAGACGATCGTTCCGTTGCACCTGCTGGCCGAGACGCAGCCGTCTCCGGTGGACAGCACGATGCCGCTCTACGGCCAGGGCCGCCCGGCCCTGCCTCGCGGTGAAGCGGGCGAGGTCGAGATCCACAGGATGCTCGTGGACCGGGTGGCCTCCCGGTACGCGCAGCGGTTCGGCCCGAACACCCCGCTGATGGAGCACGAGGGCAACAAGGTCAAGTACCGGGTCAAGTCCGACAGCGACGCCATCCTCGCAGGCGTCTACTACGGCCGAGCCCGCATCGGCGGGCTCCACGCCAGCGTGATGCGCTACCCCGAGCGGGAGACGTGTGGGCGGGATGTCCTGAAGCTGCTGGCGAAGTACCCGCAGGTCGAGGACACCAGCCGACCTCGGTGGGTGGCGAGCGACGGGGAGGAGCGGACGAACACCCGAGCCCTCCAGGTCTACAAGGCGTTCATCACCGACGAGAGCAAGCAGGGCCTCGGCATCGGCAAGGCGATGTACCTGGCCGTCATGGTCGAGTGGTTCAAGAAGGTCGGCCCCTTCCTGTTCATGCCCTACGAGTGCTCCGGCGGCTCCGGCACCAGCACCGCTGCCGGGCGGGTGTGGAAGAGCCTCGCGCGCGACTTCCCCTCCTCCGGCAACGTCATCGCCGTGCTCCGGGCACCGACCCTGCCCGGCGGCCTGAAGACGGCGGCCAAGGGCACGAAGAAGAAGGTCAAGAACCAGAAGGGCGAGCAGGTCACGGTCTACGAGTACAGCGAGGGCCAGGTCCAGCACCGCAACCGCGAGAAGGCGAAGAAGGTCGAGAAGCTCCGGCAGAACCTCGACAAGCTGCGCGGCCAGATCGGCAAGGACCTCAAGTCGAAGGACGAGAAGACCCGGCTGTGCGCCCTGGCCGTGGGCCTGATGAACGACACCTACGAGCGGGTCGGCAACCCCGGTTCGGCGAAGGACGGCCACTTCGGGGTCACCGGCTGGCAGGCGAAGCACGTCACCCTCTCCGGCGGCAAGGCGACCATCAAGTACGTCGGCAAGTCCGGGGTGAGCCAGACGAAGACCACCAGCGACTCCGGCCTGGTCAGCGGGCTCCGCGAGGCCCTGAAGGGCAAGTCCGGCACCGACCCCGTGTTCGAGGGCGTCGAGGCAGGCGACGTGAACGCCTACCTGAAGCCCCACGGCATCACCGCGAAGGACATCCGGGGGCTGCACGCCAACCGCGAAGTCCAGACCCGGCTCAAGGCCATCCGGGGCAAGGGCGGCAAGCTCCCGACCGACAAGAAGGAGCGGGAGCAGAAGCTCAAGAAGGAGTTCCAGCAGGCGCTCGATGAGGCGGCCAAGGAGGTGGGGCACGAGGCCAGCACGCTCCGCAGCCAGTACCTCGTGCCGGGCCTCGAAGACACCTTCATGCGGGACGGCACGGTCAAGGAGAAGCTCGACAAGCAGGGGCGGCTCTCGTGGGGCCTGCGGCAGATCCTCGGCCGAGCCGACGAGATCGTCGCGGTCTTCGGGTGGGGCGAGTCCGAGATGACCAGCGTGAACGAGGACCCCGAGAAGGACCTCGGCGGCGGGCTCATCGGCTACGTCTGGCGGACCGGCCGCCAGTGGTACAGCATGGCGAAGGGCTCGATGCAGTCGGAGAAGCGGCGGAACCGGGCGCACGGCGTCTACGGTCTTCGTCACCCGATGCGCCTCGCGGCCGACAAGGTCGCCATCATCTCCATCTACAACGCCTGGCCGGAGGAGGTGGGCTACACCAGCCCGGACCCGCTGGTCAGCCTGGTGGGCTTCGAGGGGCTGATCTCCAGCCTGACCGCCTACGAGTGGGCGCTCATCAACGACATGGACCGGGCCGCCGGGGGTGCCGAGCACATCCTGGTGGCGGACGACGGCACGTTCACCTGGCGGGGCTACCCGGTGATGCCCGACGTGGTCACCGAGCTTCAGGGGGCGGGCTACCTCGGCAACGCAGAGGACGGGAAGATCGGCCTGTCCTGGCAGCTCATCGGCAAGCGGCAGCTCTACAAGCAGGCCACCCGTCGCCTGGCCGCCAGGTGGTTCGTCGAGGGGGCGTCTCCCCGCCTGGTCTGGCGGGCTCCGCGAGGTTCCGACCCGTGGAAGCTGGCACAGAAGGCCGGGATCAACATCTTGTCGCACATGGACTTCGTGGCGGGGTACGAGGCCGGGGGCAAGCTCGTGGCTGCCTTGTTCGACTCGTCGGATTCGGGTGACCAGGAGTGCTACGCCTTCGACATCGTCGTGGACCCGGATGGCTGGCAGCGAAGGGGGCTCGGAGGGAAGCTGATGGACATCGCCATCAGCCAGTACGACGACCTGGTCGAGCCGTTCCCCGACATCCAGTTCTGCCTCGATGCGGTGAACCCGCACGCGGTTCGGATGCTCAAGCAGCGAGGGTTCGTGGAGACAGGTCGGGAGCAGGGGCACACCCTGATGACCCGGCGGGCCACGAAGTCGAAGGCCGAGAAGGAAGAGGAGGAGGTCGAGCGCCTCAACCGCCGCAACCCCACGAAGAAGCCCCCGCGTCGCGATCTCCGCCGGAACCGGATGAAGGAGGACGACCCGGACATCGAGGGCTTCGGGGCGGACGGCGACCGGGACCTGAGCAACAACTACAAGAAGCGGGCGACCCTGGCCGCCAACCGCGTCGCTCTCCGCTGGCTGATGGCCGAGGGCGAGCCGAGCCAGAAGCGCAAGCCCGGCGACGTGTGGCCGTCCGACGACGGCACCTGGAACGCGATGAACGCGAAGGGCCAGGTGCGCAACGACTTCGGCAAGGACAAGGACTCGAAGGCGAAGGCCGAGGCCTACGCGAAGGGCGACGCCGACTCCCCGGAGGAGGCCGAGGAAGCCGTGGCCGAGAAGGCCAAGGAGGACGAGGCCAAGAAGAAGGAGCAGGCGAAGGCCGACAAGGAGAAGTTCACGGCCGAGATCACCGACCTGGCCGAGAAGCTCTACGGGGACAAGGTCATCACGGAGGAGACGGCTCTGCTGCTCATGGAGAAGGCCGACTCGGCCGAGTTCCATGCGGCGTACAAGGCGGAGATGAAGCAGCTCCGCGAGCTGTTCGACGACTTCGGCGTGACGGTGTCGGCGATGAAGGACATCGCGAAGGACCCCTTCAAGGGCGTGGACGGGGACGACATCGACGAGCTGGCCGAGGCCGTGGTCCAGGCGAAGGCCCAGGAGGCCCTGCTGCTCGACCCCACCAACGTCGGCGGCCAGCCCCTCTCCTCCGAGCAGCTCGACGATGACGCCCGGACCGAACGGGCGATGCAGGCGATGAAGCTCTACCGGCGGGTGAGCCCGGACCAGCGAAGGCAGGTGGCCGAGGACGCGGCGGCGAAGCTCGGTGACTTCGAGAAGGGCAGCCCCGAGCACGACGAGCTGAACGCGATCATCGACGGCATCCACGCGGCGGCGGTGCTCAACGACGAGGACTTCGACGCGAAGCACCCGGACGGCCGCCTGGTGCGGGAGCCGCTCAACAGCAAGCTCAAGCTGGTGCTCAAGCAGATGGTCAAGCAGGGCAACGCCGAGGTGTTGTTCCTGAAGGACTCGTCGAAGGTCTACGCGGCGGAGGGCCGGGCGGCTGTCCGCGACGCGATGGGCAAGCTCGACGACGAGGGCCTGGCGGCGATCTCCGAGGGCACCTCGTGGGAGCCGCTGGTCAAGGCGCTCGCCGACAACCCGGACATGGCTCCCGAGGTGCAGGAGTACCTGCGGGCCATGATCCGCGACATGGGCGTGATGCACATGACCACCGTGCAGGGCGTCGCGGCGGCCATCACCAGGAAGAAGCGGGACCCCGCCAACCTCCCCGAGCTGTTCGACCAGACGGCGGACGAGGTGGAGGACAAGACCCGCGAGGCCGTGGATTCGGCGGTCGATGAGGCCCTCCAGGCGTGCCTGGAGGAGGGCAAGACGCAGGCCGAGTGCATGAAGCGGTCGCGGGAAGCTGTGGTCCGGGCACAGGCCGAGGCGACGGCCGACGCCATCGACGACATGGACGTGGAGCCCGACGCGCAGGACACGGCGGTTGCAGTGCTGCGGGCCGTGGCCGGTGGGGCAGACCTCTCGCTGCTGGACGACCCTTCAGTGCGACCGGAGCGGTCGCCCGAGGAGCGGAAGCGGGACTTTCTCGAAAATGTGAAGGACCCCGCCGAGCGAAAAAGAATCGAGCAGATGTCGCCTGATGAGTTCACGGCGATGGAAAAAGCGGTTCTTTCGGAGGACGAGCAAGACCTGGTGGCCTGAGAACCACCCAGGGAGTTTTTTCAATCTTTCTCCTATACGGGGAGGGTTATAGCGAAGGGCCGACCGTGCGCCCTGTGCTGTCCACCCCGTTTCGGACACGGAGGAAACACCGACATGGCCCAGAAGCTCAGCAAGCAGGCCGCGCTCGACGCGGGGAACATCCTCGACAAGGCAGCGGATCTCATCCAGAAGAACGCCGAGTCCTTCGGCATCAAGCCGGAGATCGCGCAGAAGTTCGGCTTCCAGTGCGACCTCCTGTCGGACCACATCGCCAAGCGGGCCGAGATCGACATCGAGAAGCTCGCCACCGAGCGCAAGACCGCCCTCACGGGTGACGACGTGTTCGACGAGGGCAAGCACATCGGCGAGGACCCCGAGCAGATCGGCGAGGAGAAGTCCGGCCCGAAGGAGCAGGAGGCCGACGAGTCCTACATGGGCGGCCACTTCAGCCAGCAGGAGAACCGCGAGCTGCGCGAGAAGCAGGAGGGCGGCGAGCTGCCCGGCGGCTCCGACCGGCAGACGGCCCGGCCCGGCGTGCAGGCGGCCCTGGAGAACGGCAAGAAGCTCGCCGCGCTCTACATGGACATCAACGGTGCCGCGACCCGCTGCGCCGCCAGCGATCACGAGGCCGTCAAGACCCTCGGCGAGCGGCTGGCCGCCGCCGGACTCGACGTGCTCCAGTTCCAGACCCGGCTGCTGGAGGGCTCCGAGGACGCCGAGCGCCTCGCCACGCTGACGCGGGCCGCCGCGCACGTCATGCCGCACCTCGCGGGCGACGTGCCCCCGGCCGCCGCCGACAAGCTCGCCAAGATGGCCGACATCGTCGCGGGGATCGCGAAGGCGGCCTGACCGGCCTCGGACCAGGAGGTCGTACCGTGGGGAATCGCCACGCCACCGTCTTCGTCGATTACCAGCAGCGGGCCTCCGAGTTCGCTGTTGGTGACCTGGCGTACCCGCTTGCGGGTGGAGCGACGGACGAGTCGCAGGCGGGGACGGTGACTGCGGTGTGGCCTGGCATCGGCCAGGTGGACATCGACTTCCCGTGGGGTTCCGGCCGCTACCCGGTCGAAGACGTGCAGAGGGTGACCGACATCATCACGAAGACGCCCGATCCAGAGCACAGCACGGTTCCCGGCGGGGCGGGGACCGTGAGCGTGCCTGGTGGGCCTGTGGCGAAGTCGGCTGCCCGCCTGTCCATCGACCGGATCAGCCACGCCTGGATCAAGTCGGCCCTCTACTGGGCCAGCAAGGACCGCCACTACCGGGGCACGAAGGCCGAACTGGACGGCGGGAAGTACGCCTGCCCGAAGTGCAAGGCCGACGACGAGGGCAACCCCATCCACCTCCGCCCGGCGAACTACAAGCGGGTGGACGGCCAGAGCCACCGCCTGCTCGGGTGCCCGCACTGCATGTTCCTCATCAAGCGGGACCAGATCATCGGCGACCCGGCCTACGAGCCCAACGACGACGGCCAGCAGAACGACTTGCAGGCGGAGTGGGACGGCACGATGGACCAGGGGTTCGACCTGGTCCAGCAGGTGAAGTCGGCAGCCGACGAGCGCACCCTCACGGTGAAGTTCAGCGGCAACGGCGACGGGGCCGAGTCGATGGCCCGGATGCTCGCGTACATCGGCAAGATCGGTGGTGTCGGGCACAGCTTCGAGATCGTGGTGGACCCGGACGACTCCGAGTACCGCAAGAGCTTCGGCTTCGACGGTGACGGCAGCGACCGAGTCCTGGCCTGCGACCTCGACGGCAACCCGGTGGAGGCTGCCTGATGGCCTTCCTGAAGTACGCCAGGGCTGAGGTCGTCACCCCGCACGTCGGACGTGCGGGCTGGGCGAAGGTTCGCACGGCCGCCAAGGCCGCTGCGGAGGTGTCGGAGAACCTCATCGACCGCGCGTCGGAGATCTTCGGCAAGCCCTTCAACCCGAGCGACTACCTGCTGACCCACGCGACCATCGTGGCGTCGGTGGACACCTTCGAGCCGCCGAACACGAAGCTCGGCAAGCACTCCGAGGGCGGCTTCAGGATCAACCGGAAGTACGGCAAGTTCCGGGTCAAGCTCGGCTGCGACAAGTTCATCAACAACAACCTCGACGCCTGGGACCGGGACGTTCTGCTCAAGAGCTACCGGACCTTCATCGGGGCGCAGAACTTCGTCGAGCACGTCCAGGTCGAGGAGCTGTCGAAGGGCCGGGTCATCGACGCGGTCGCTCGCGACATCGGCGACTCGGTCTACGTGGACATCCTCATCGCCACGGACCGCAAGCACGCGGACCTGGTCGAGGCCATCGAGTCCGGCAAGATGGGCACCCTGTCGATGGGCTGCACCGTCGATGGCACCATCTGCACGAAGTGCGGGCACTGGGCCGCCGACGAGACGGAGATGTGCCCCCACATCAAGTACGAGAAGGGGAACGTCTTCTTCGACGAGCAGGGGCGTCAGCACCGCGTCGCGGAGCTGTGCGGTCACCCGAGCCTCGACCCGACCGGCGGCGTCCACTTCATCGAGGCGTCCTGGGTCGGCACCCCCGCCTTCACGGGCGCGGTCCTCCGCAACGTGCTCGCCATCCACCAGGGCGACAAGCTCGGCAAGGCCGCCTCGGCCATCCTCGCGACTCCCCCGGAGGAGTGGACGAAGGGCACCCGCCGCAAGGCCGCTGCCCTCGCCTTCGGCGGCGACCACTTCATGGCCGGGTGGGGCGACGAAGACGACGACGTGGACGCCCCGGCCGAGAAGAAGGACGAGGGCGGCCCGTTCGACGACATGGAACGTGAGCTGACCGATCACATGCGGGATCGGGTCAAGAAGAAGCTCAAGAAGGACATGGACCAGAAGGACCTCGACGAGGCCCTCGGTCCCGAGGAGTCTTCGGCGGCTCCCAACGACAACGTGGTCAAGCAGGCGGCGGTGTACGACGCCACTGTGGCTTTCCTCTGTCGGCACGCTTCGAGCGACACCGACCTGATGGACAAGGTGGCCCTACTGCACGCGGAGTACGGGGTGGAGATCCCCGTGCCTGTGTACCGGGCTGCTGCGCAGCTCGGCGACATCGGCGAGTACAGCTCGTCGAGTCAATTCCTCCGGGCTTGTCGAGCGGCGCTCGGCCGCAAGCCCACAACCGCCGAGGCACAGACCTTGATCAAGCTCGGCAAGCTCATCTCGCGGCGAGGCCAGGATCGCAACGGGAGCAGGAACCCATCCCTGGCAGTCGCCACAGGCAAGGAGACGAAGCGATGAGCACTCGTCAGCGCATGACGTGGGCGGCCCTCGACCGTGAGGCGGCTGCTCCCCCCGCAACCCCCGGCTACGGAGTCGAGGACCAGGACCACCCGGCCCACACCCAGGACGATCCGGGCAAGGACGACTACAACATCGGCGGCCCCTCGGAGTTCGCCGAGGACGTTCACCCGCCGCCCTACGGGGACAGCGGCCCGCCCGCGACGCCCGGCTACGGGGTCGAGGACCAGGACCACCCGGCCCACACCGGGCAGGTCGGCCGCCAGGCCAACCTGATGCAGCTCGTCCGGCGCAAGTCGGCCAAGTGCCTCGTGCTCGCGCGGGCCACGCTCGGCAAGACCGCGTCGTGGGACGACATCGAGAACCAGGCGTTCGGCTACATGAGCATGGACGACACCGCCCTGGAGGCCTCGGTCGAGCGCCTCGGCGGCGACTTCCTCTCGATGGAGGAGGAGCTGCTCGGGATGTTCCCCGAGGACGAGGCCCCGGCCCTGGACCCGATGGAGGCCCGCCTGGCCGCGATGGAGGCCGAGCTGAAGGCGCTCAAGAGCGCCGACCAGAACGACCCCGGCGGCGAGACCCTCGGCACCTCCGGCAAGTCCGAGCAGGAGGCGAAGAAGGAAGAGGCGGCCGTCTCGGACAAGGCCGCGAACCCCGTCATGGCGATGTTCGACGCCTTCGACCTGGACGGCGACGGCTTCGTGACGGCCGAGGACTGGACCGGCCCCCGCGCCATGTTCGCGTCCCTCGACACCGACAACGACGGCATCATCGCTCGGGCCGAGGTCCTCGCGGGCTGCGAGAAGCTCGACGGCAAGATGCAGGAGATGTGCGAGGCCAAGAAGAAGGAGGGCTCCGAGGACGAGTCCGACGACGACGAGGGCTCCGACAAGGAGGCGTCCGACAAGACCGCCTTCGGCCACGTCGCCGAGTTCGACGACGACGAGCTGGAGATGCTCCAGGCCATGCAGTACGGCATGGACGACGAGCTGGTGGACGACGGCGAGATCGCCTGCGGCGACGTGATGGCCTCGAAGAACGCCTCCGACGACGAGGACGACGAGGAGGGCTCCGACAAGGAGGCCGCCAAGAAGTCCGAGGACGACGAGGACGAGGGCTCCGACGACGAGGGCGGTGACGACGAGGGCTCCGACGACGAGGGCGGCGACGACGACGAGGACGAGGGCGGCTCCGACAAGGAGGCCTCCGACGCCGAGTTCTTCGCCACCGGCTTCGACCCGATGGGCCTCTCGGACGGGACCGAGCTGACGGCCGCCGACAAGGCCGCCTTCAACGAGGTCTTCGGCTCCGAGGACGAGGACGAGGGCGACGACGAGGGCAGCGACAAGGAGGCCAGCCTCGCGGCCATCCTCCAGCCGCAGGCCCGCAAGGCGTCCAAGGGCGTCAAGTCGGTCGGCCAGGTCCCGAAGGTCGCCTCCAGCGGCGGCAACGAGATCGCCGAGCTGTCGAACCTCTGGGCCTCCGACCCGGACGTGAGCGGCAGCTTCTCCTGATCGGTCGCTGAACCCCTCCCCCACCTCCTCCCGTGAATCGGGGGGAGGTGGGTGGCAAAGGGGGTTTCTTCGAGGAACCCCCACTATTTAGCCGATACCCCGCTGCATATAGACAAGAGGTCGCGTCGCCACGGTGGCGTCTCGGCCGAACTTCGAGGCTCAACCGCCTGGCGGGTGGGTCATCCAGAAACCCAGCCCTGGAAACAGGGAGTAGGAGGGCATCATGCCTCTGCTCGGACAGGCAAGCGGTGGATGGACGGAGTCGAGCAGCGCGCTGCGCATCCTGAACCTCGGGATCGCGAACAGCATCGGCGTCCTGACCGACGACTCGTTCACCCAGACCAACCCCCCCCAGGTCGTCGCCGTGGCGACCATCACGGCCCAGGTGGACCAGACCCTCACGGGCGTCCTCTCCGGCTCCGTGTGCTTCTCGCGCGGTGACGCGGGCGGCGGGTCCAACTTCATCGGCGGACCGGCGGCGGTCGGCACCGCGAACGTCGGCATCCTCGGCGTCTTCATCAACAGCGCGAACGGCAACGCCTTCGAGAACACCCCCGGCACCGCGTCCGGCAAGGGTCCCTACGTCTCGGGGCAGGGCACGTTCGGCAACACGCTGTTCGAGGACTCCGTCCTGACGGGCTTGAACCTGGGCAACGCGCTCACCGCCTACAACGTCGGCCAGGCCCTCTTCGCCTCGCGGAACGGCTACCTGACCAACATCATCGCCGCCGACTACGCCGCCGTCTCGACGGAGCAGACGTGGGAGGGTGTGGACATGCTGGCGAACTTCGCCGCGCTGGCCGCCCCCGTCATCGCTGCCGGAGGCGCGATGTCCCTTCCCACCGTCATCGGGACCGTGAAGATGGTCCCCGACGCCGTCCAGGGCGACCTGGTCTACGACCAGCGCATCTGAGGAGGACCAGGACATGAACGCCACCAACGCCGTCAAGCAGAAGATCATCGGCGAGTACATCAAGACCCCGCAGGGTCGCGCCAAGCTCGCCGCGTCGATGACGCAGCCCCTCCGCACGCGGCGGGACTACGCCGCCGTGGGCCGCAAGACCTTCCTGGTCGAGCAGCTCCCCGACGGTGCGCTGCCCATCTACGACAAGGACCCCGACATCACCGCCTACGTGGTCGGCGAAGAGGGCCAGAACATCCTCGCGGTCACCAAGCCGCGCCGGGTGATCTTCCCGCTCTTCGAGATCGCGTCGAACCCGGAGATCCCGCTCACCCAGATCAAGGAGCGCCGCTTCGACCTGATCGAGCGGTCCCAGGACCTCGGCCGGGCGCAGATCCAGGCCGCCGAGGACGAGCGCGTCTTCGCCGTCCTCGACGCCGTCGCCACGGCGGGCTTCGACTCCCTGCCGGGTCAGCTCAACGCCGACATCCCCGTCATCGCCCCGATCTCGGGCGCGGTGCTGGCGGACGCCTTCGCGCTCATCGAGCGGCACGACCTCCGGGTCGCCCGCATCTACATGAACGCGCGGGACTACGCGGACATCCGCAAGTTCGGCCGCGACATCCTCGACATCGAGTCGCAGGCGACGCTCCTGAAGACGGGCCTCCAGGGGGTCATCTACGGGGCCAACGTCGTCACCAGCCGCCTCGTGCCCAACGGCACGGTGTACCTGTGCTGCGAGCCGGAGATGTTCGGCCGCATCCCGGTCCGCACCGAGCTGACGGTCCTGTCGGCCGACGACCCGAAGCGCCGGATGATCGGCTTCTCGATCTTCGAGAACCTGGGCCTCGGGGCCTACAACCCGCGCGGCCTCGCCCGCCTGACCGTCACCCGCTAGTAGCGGGCCGGTGAGGAGCGGTCGGTGACCCGGCCGCTCCTTCGGGACACCACTCGACGCACCCCCGGCGGCTTCGGCCTCCGGGGGTGCTGTCGTTTCGGCTCCCCACAACGACGGACACCCCGGCAGGGGTACTACCGGGGGCCGTCAGACGGAATGGATTCTGTCGCATCGGTCGTCACTTCATCCGGCCTCCTTCGTCGTGGCGGCAGGAGGGGAAGGGCTGTCGGGGCCTCGCTTCCTGCCTTCACCATCACCACCGACCAGCGGCTTTTTCTGAGCCCTCGAACTTTTTTCGATCTCGGGGCTCAGCCGCCGGAGCAGGCCAGTAGTAGGGGCAGAACGGATTGGAGAACCCGAGCATGACGACGCGCACGATCACCTACCTGCTGGCCGCCCTCATCATCGACAACTGATTGGACGGGATGATGCGCTTCGGGAAGATCAAGACCCTGGCCCACCGGATGCTCCGGGGAGAGCCGATCCCCTTCTTCAGCGACAACCGGATCAACCGGGCCATCGAGGCACACGCTGACCGAATCCTCCGGGCACGCACCCGCCGAACTCGTCGCTGACGAAAAAAGTTCGGGAACCGCTTGACCCCCGAGTCCAGGTCGTTTAGAACCTCCCTCGCTGCACGGGGAGACCCGAGCGGCACGGTTCGAGGCAGACGGGACTAGGCACCGCAGTCACCCCGAACCGGAAGCCAGGACAGCCATCCTGGCGCGCTCCAAAGGGGAAACCCGGCGGGGCCTCTACCGCAGGCCGACCCCGTGGCAAGGGGAGCAGGCGGCAGAGTAGGGGGTCAGTTAGCCGCTGGCCTCAACGATGGGACCCCTCTTGAACAAGGGGTCAGGGTAGAGGGGTTCAAGCCCAATACCTGGCTGGAGGAAACTCCGGTCGAAACCCACGCCGAGGAAGAAGGGACCATCACCTTCACCTGACTCGGTCTGGCGGAAGCAGCCCGCGAGAGCGGTTGCGGAAGTCGGCCTCCCAAGGGAGGACGGGGACAACATCGGGAACGGCCCCACAAGGCCGCAGCCGGTGACAGTCATCTGCGGACCCACCGTAGCCCCTTCGGGAGGCCGGTGGGTTTCGTCGTTTAAGACGCCCCGATCAGCGTGCGCTCTCCTTGATGGCCGCGATGCGCTCCAGCAGCAGGGGAAGCTCCGTGGGCCAGTCCCCGGTGAGCCGGATGATGTTCGGGTGTAGGTGCTCGGGGTACTGGTCGAGCGTGTTCCAGGGCCAGGCCGGGACCACCAGCAGGCCACGAGGCCGCCACTCCAACCAGCGGATGCCGTAGGCGGGCCAGTCGTCTACCAGCACCTTGCCGTAGACCAGGCCCTTGTCCTCGGTGATGGTCACCTGCGCGACGCGGGCTTCACGATGATGGTCCTGACCAAGGGGCCGTACCGCAGCACGCAGGCGTGGACCGAGAAGGTCGAGTGGTGCCGCGAGCACATCCCCGACGCGCAGGTGGGTGTAGGCCGCCATCCCGATGCCGTACACGGGCAGGTTCCGCCACCAGCCCGGCTGGGTCTTGGTGAGCTTCTTGCGGGCCTTCAGCCAGAGCGGCTCGTCGGAGTCGTCCGGTCCGGCGGCGATCACCTGCTCGCCGGGGCTGGTGAGGGTGGCGAGGTCCCGTCGCATGGCTCCGTCGAAGTCGGCGACGGTGCCGTCCATGTCGATGAGGGCGACGAGTTCGTGGGGCTTGGTCATGGTGTTCTCCTGCCTTGTTCTACCCGGCCAGGGGGTTCCGTGAGGCGGGGCAGGGAGTAGATGGCCCATGCCCATGCTCGGAACGACCGCGTTCAATCAGACATCGGAGGGGCAACCCGTGAGCGACTTCGGCACGATGATGCGGGATCTCGGTGAAGCCCTGACGAATGCGCAGTACAGCGGGAACGTCACCCTGCCGCGTGACGTTCAGGACGGGGCAGGGGCGCTTGGGAAGCTCCTGTCGAGCTTGGGCGATTTCGCCGACAACCTCGACACCACGGCATCGCTCGCGGGCGACATCAAGCAGCAGCTCTGGCAGCAGGCGAACGCTCGGGAGGAGCGTGCCCGCCAGATGGAGCTGGAGTTCCGCAAGACGAAGGACGAGCTGGAGGCCGAGCACCAGAAGCAGAGGGAGCACCTGACGGCCCTCATCGCGGAGCACAGCAAAGTCCTCGACGGCATCAACAGGCGGCTGGGGCTCCTGCTGGCCCCGAGGGACCACCTGGTCGCTGCGCGCGAGACGCTGGCGGTTCTTCGCGAGATGCCTTCGGACGGAGCGCCCCGCGATGTCGTCGATGTCCTGCGGCGGCTGGACGAGAGCCTGACGGGCGACCACATCGAGGAGACCAGCCGCAAGATGGACCGACTTCTGCGGGTAGTGCAGGAGGCTGAAGGCTTCCTGCTCGACGCGGACAGCCCCCCGGACGGATCGGATGATCTGGCGGAGGCTCTGGCGGAGTGGAAGGAGGCCCAGTAGCCGGGAGCCGACATGCCGAGACAGGATCGGGTCGTCTGCGAGGTGGTTGTGGACCCCCGCCTGGCCTTCGGTGTGTTCGCCAACGCCTTCCGGTTCAACGACACGGCGGATGGCCGGTGCCTGCTGGAGTTCCTGGTCTACTCGGCCAGTGAGCGGCAGGCGAAGGTCGTTGCGAGGGTCCCGGTCCGCAAGGTCTTCTTGCCCGTCATCCGCGACAAGATCAGTGGTGCGCTGGAAGCAGACATCCAGGCGGGTAGCGTTTCTGCTGCTCGCGAGGAAGGTCTGTGAGTGGCCGGGTAGGGTTCACAGGTTCCACCCCGTTCATGGGGCCATACTCCAGGCGGAGGACGATCTAGATGAGCAAGTTCAAGCGAGGCCAGTTCAAGACGTACCGGGCGACGAACAAGATCCACGTCGGCAAGTACGAAATGGACATCGCCGAGGCCGATGAGTTCGACTACGACGGCCAGACCGTGCGCTACGCGGGCGTCGAGTACGCGGTCCCGCAGCTCCAGAGCCTCCTGGGCGACTGGTTCGTCGTCGCGGAAGACCAGACCACCACCTACCAGGCGAAGCCCGCCGGGGTGCAGGTCAGCCACGCGACCCCGGAGGCCCGCGAGCGCGGGGACACCTTCGAGATGGGCGAGGCGGCCGAGGAGGAGGCGGTCATCGGCACGATGGGCGAGGCCAAGCAGATCCGCGAGGCCGCGTCTTCGGGCGACCGCAACCGCCTGGCCGAGCTGCGTGCGCAGCGGGCACAGCGGAAGGCCGACCTCGGCATCACCGCCGCCGCCGCCGAGCCGACCGAGGCCCTGGACGTGGACATGAGCGCGTCGGGAGCCGAGCACGCTGCCGAGGTGTCCCCGGATGTCGAGGACATCTTCATGGAGGACGCCGAGAAGGAGCAGCAGTTCGTGAAGGCCACCCCGGTCCACCAGGCGGGCACGGGCAACGCCCCGGCCGCGTCGCCGTCCGAGCGGGCGGAGGTGGCCCGAGCCGAGCGCATCAACCGCGACCGCATCGCAGCGAGGCAGGCCGCCCTGGAGGAGGCCGACCCCGCGAAGACGCGGGATGAGATGGGCGGCACGCGGCACGACACGGCCGACCAGGGTGGTCGCCGGGCGGGCAAGGGCGGCAAGTACCAGGTCATCGCCGACGACGCCGGGGGCGTCCCGGTGGGCAAGGAGTACAAGTTCTCGTCCGGTGCCACGGTCGGCGACGGCGTCGTCGAGGCGGGCGAGGTCAAGGCCGTGAACGTCACGAAGGCCGCCCGGCGTCAGCCGGTGCAGGTCGGTCGGGCGGTCGCGAAGACCCCGCAGAACCGCGAGGCCGGTGCGGTGGTCGTCCCCGACGACACGCAGACCCACCAGGCGCAGGCGGTCCGGGGCCAGGGCTCCACGCAGGTCCCGGCCGAGGGCAACGTCGGCATCGACCACGTCGGCGAGGGCGGGGCGACGGGCGATGTCGAGGTCACGACGGCCGGAGACGACCTGGCCGCCCTGCTGCCGGACGCCGCCGTCGCGGGCCGCACGCGACCGGCCCCGCCCCCGGCGAAGACCGAGGACGAGGAGATCGCCGAGATCGTCGAGGGCTGGTCCACCCGCCGCAACTGGCACAAGCGGGTGGAGGAGGCCGTGGACTTCTACGGCGACTGGCCCGAGGCCATCGAGGCCATCTGCGACAAGGAGTCGCCGAAGGTCGCCGCGCAGATCCGCAGCAAGCTGACCAAGCAGGCGGCAGCGGCCGAGAAGCGCGCCTGACCGAGGGCGCTAGTCCTCCTATGAGGGGCGGAAGGTAGAAGCCGAACCGGCCTACCGGAGGAGCCCCCGTGTCGAAGACAGCGAGCAGCCAGGCAGCCTGGGCTCTCATCACCGAGGGCGTGGTGGCTGCGCGTGTGGAGGCCCACCGGCTCAAGCACCTGGTCAACCGGGCGATGAAGCTCGTCGAGCAGTCTGAGCACACCGACCACCTGCACCAGGTGGCAGGCGACCTCATCCAGGCGGCCCCCCGTCGCCTGGAGAAGCTGGAGCTGGACCTCGACCGCACGTCGCTCGCCCTGACGAAGATGGGCGAGAAGTTCCTCGAAGCCCGGCTGCCCCTTCACGACAAGACCCAGGTGGACGAGGCGGTCCTTCCCGCCTTCGGCGGCGGAGCGCACCGCTACGCCTCCCACGAGGCCCTGGTCATGGACCGAGTGGCCGTCCGCTACTTGCTGGCGCAGCTCAAGGGGAGCTGACGATGGGGGAGCGTGCCGCAGACCTCAGCCCGAGCCTCGGCTGGCCCGGTGGCCCTTGCCAGGTCGTCGAGCGCATCGAGGACGAGGTGCGCAGCCCCCGGCTGAAGCACGACCTGGCCGAGAAGGTCGAGCACGGCCGCAAGCTCACGAACCCCGAGGCCCGCAAGGTCTACGACCTGGAGCGCGAGAAGGGCGGCGGCATCTTCAAGCAGATGCAGATCACGCCCCACGCGCAGTACCGGATGGACCAGCGGGGCATCACGGTCGGTGACCTGCGGGTCGCCCTGCGGAACTTCAGCAAGAAGCTCAACGACTGGAAGTCGCAGAAGTCCTGGCAGTGGAACGACTTTCAGCGGGCCACCAACTACGGCGAGCCCGTCGAGTGGGTGGACAAGACCATCGGCGACCTCCAGGTGGTCTTCGTCAACGACCGGGGCGTCGCCCGTATCGTCTCGACGTTCTGGAAGGGGATGAAGGACCCCCGGCCGGAGATGTGCGGCCTGCACCCGCGACATGCGGGCATCCAGCCGGAGAAGGAGTTCGGGGTCCAGACGTGGACGAAGACCCCGTCCCCCACGAAGTCCGACACGGGCGACACCTCGGGGACGGGCAAGTACCCGACCCGTGGCCTGCCCTCCCCGCCCTGGTCGCGCAAGAAGCCGGTCGAAGGCCCCGTGACCTTCAACGTGCCTGGCGAGTCCGGCAGTGACTCCGGCGGCTCGATCCACAAGGACAAGGCCCGGACGAAGGGCGTGCCTGGCGGTCAGTACGACGGCGGCAAGACCCACCCGACGACCCCGGCCCGGACGGAAGGCCCTGTCCGGCGGCCCGGCATGACGGCCGAGGGCGAGTTCGACGAGTTCGACGACGAGTGGTTGTTCCGCGAGGCCATCAGCTACAAGCCCCGCTACCGCTCGCCCCACCCCTCCGGCCAGCAGCGGGAGCGAGAGCAGAAGGCACAGGTCGCCCGGTACGACCGCAAGTGGTATCGGACGCACCGGGGGCCGAAGCTCCGCAAGGTGAAGCTCCGCCAGCGGCAGCTCCGCAACCACGGGATGTGGAACCAGCGCAAGGAGTGGCGGGAGGAGCTGCCGCAGCGGCACAAGCGGCGGCCTGGCGGCGGAGCCCGGAACATCGCCGAGCGCAGCAAGCGGCAGCGGGAGAAGGCGAAGAAGAGGGCATACGCCACCGTCGAGATCCCGTTCCTGCACTTCCCCACGGAGGAGTGGGGCGAGATCATCGAGGTGAGCCCGCTCGGCACCGTCCACATCGAGTGGGACGACGGTGACCGGGACACGGCGAGCCTCGGGACGTTCCTCGACGAGGCCGTCGTCGAAGACCCCGACGAGCTGTTCGCCTACCTCGACCAGGTGTTCGAGTTCGAGGGCGGCGAGGACGATCCCATCGTCGAGGACGACGACCTGTTCGACACCTGGCTGACCCGGCTGGCCTACGCGGGCTTCCGGCTCAAGCGGCGGCCGACCAAGCGGCGTCGCAAGCAGCGAGGCATCGACAAGATCCGGGCAAAGATGCGCTACAAGCGCAACCGGATGAAGTCGCGGCAGCAGTCGCGCAAGCGGTACAAGCGGCTCAAGCGGAACCCGCAGTTCAAGAAGCAGCAGCAGATTCGCCGCAAGCACCCCGAGCGGTTCAAGATGCGGCTCGGTGAGGTGCTCACCGCCCCGGACATCGCGTTCGTGCTGGAGATCGGCCTCGGGGGCGACTTCGTGCGGACGGATGCACCCGAAGACGGCAACCTGGTGCTCGGCTACGTCCGCAACATCAGCGGCATGACCGGACTGGTCCACTTCTACCTGGTGGAGCCTGGCAGCCGGATGTTGCGCTCGATGCCCGTGCGCGAGTTCCTGGTGGTGGCCGGGTTCCTCTCGGAGGAGGACGAGGACGCCATGTTCGGCCTCATCGACGCCGAGGTCGGCATCGAGGCGTATGGCGACCCGGAGGAGATCGGCGACAGCCTGGTCAACCTCTACACCATCGAGTCGGAGTTCATGCACCCGACCGACAAGCGGTGGGGAGACGAGCCCCTCGACGACCAGCTCATCGACCCCGAGGACGACGACTTCTACTACGGGGCGGTCAACAAGCTCGCCTCCGAGGTGCTCGCCACCTTCTTCCGCGAGCAGCGGCCCCCGGACATGGACCCGGACACGAAGTACGACCGGGGCACGCCGAAGAGCAAGGGCAAGCGGGACCGCAAGAAGAAGCCGGGCGACCCCGGCCTGCTCGGCCCGCACGAGGACCAGGTCAAGGGCGAGCCCGGCAGCCGGGTCCTGCCTGGTGAAGAGGCCGGGCACATCCAGCGGCAGGCGGCCCTCATCCGCGACATCCGCGAGGGCTGCGGCCCCGACCTGGTGGCCCGCAGCCGGGGCATCAAGCTCAGGCTCGCCCGCGTGGACTCGAAGAACGCCGTGTGGCTGTTCGACGTGCAGGGGTCGAAGGGCGCACACCGGGTCCGCCTCAAGGCGCTGCGCAAGGGCAACGTCCGCGACATGCGGAAGGCCCACGTCAAGGTGAGCTGCTCATGCCCCTTCTGGCAGTGGCAGGGGCCGGAGTTCCACGCGAAGCAGGGCGACTACCTCTACGGGCGGGCTCGTGGCCTGGCGACGAAGCCCAAGGTGAAGGACCCGAGCGGCCAGCACCGGGCCTGCAAGCACGTCCTGGCGGTGTTCGACCACGTCGTCTCGAAGCGGTGGGACATCCCGAAGTTCCGCAAGCGGATGGGGAGCGAGGGCCGGGACGGCCCCGATCTCCACTATCTAGCCGATACTCTGCGTCTGGGTGAGATGATCGCAGAGCACCCCGAGTTCGAGCAGAGCAGTCGTCGCGTGGCAGCTCGGTATCTTGCAGCACAGGAGGTGCTACGAGATGCCTGACTACGCCTACGAGTGCAGCGACAAGGAGTGCGGGACCGCCTTCTTCCGAACCCTGTCCATCACGAACCGGAACGCCCCGCAGGTGTGCCCGGACTGCGAGGCCCCGGCCGAGAAGAAGATCGCCCCCGGCGTCGGCGGAGTCCTGCGGGGCGACGTGTGGCCCGGCAAGAACATCCAGGTGAAGCGCCAGATGGCCGAGCGGCGTGCTCGGGTCGGACAGCGCGAGCACCAGCTCAAGATGGACGGCCCGCAGTTCGGCCTGGCCCCCAACGTCGAAGGCGAGCGGGTGGACAACTGGACCGAGGCCGGGAAGCTGGCCGCCTCGAAGGGCAAGGACACCACCGAGTACGACAAGCGTGCTCGCGCGGCGAAGAACCGGGGTAAGCGCGCATGAGTTCGCCCCTCCACACCTACGCCGGTCTGCTGGAGAGGTCGAAGAACCTCGTCCACGCCTACGTGCGCGACCAGGCGGAGGTGGTGGGCTACCAGTTCTGGGGTGCCGACACGGTGGACAACGCCTACGGCGACCCGCTGGACAGCGGTGTGGGCGGCACGGGTCGGGCGGCCCTGTTCACGGTCAACCGGGGAGCGAGCTTCCGCTCGCCCACCCTCCGCCGCAAGCGGCTCGGCCTCATCGAGGAGGTCAGGCGGGGCACGACCCACCTGCTGTACGACGTGGAGGACTACATCGGTGCGGGCGTTCCCCTGGAGCCCGACACCGGCTGGATGTTCCTGCGGGCGCAGGAGAACCGGAACGGCATCGGCCTCCTCCAGAACCTCGGCATCCCCGAGACGACGGTCACGCTGGCCGCCGTGGGGGCCGGGGACGAGCTGGTCATCAAGGGCCTGATCTTCCAGTTCCAGGCCGGGGCCAACAACATCGCGGGTCGGACGGGTGTCCCGGCCGACGAGTTCATCATCGGGCTCGGTGCGGGCGACAACGACGCGGCAGCGAACCTGACGGCGGCCTTGAACGACGCGGCCGATGTCGGTGCGCAGCTCGACCTGGCAGCCCCGGCGGGCTACCACACCTTCGCGACGAACCCCGGTGCGCCCTCGGCGGTGGTGGTCATCCAGCCGGAGGACGGGACCCCGGCCCTGGTGCCCGGCAGCGTGGCGGCCTTCACGATCACGACGGCCGACGCCCCGCGCATCGCCCTGGACGCCGCCTCGGTGGCAGCCGGGACGCTGGTGGCGGTCGCCAACGCGAACGACCCGGTCCTCGGGCCGGTCTACTGCGTCCCCCCGGCAGCCTTCTTCGGCACCCGCGAGCCGAGCTTCTCGCTCCAGGGCACCGCGCCTTCAAGCACAGCGAGTGTCGCAGGCGCTCCGCCGGACCTCAGCGAGGATCTGACGCTGGCCGGGCCGAGGGCTCTGTTCCTGGTGTTCCCGAAGCAGCTCAAGGAGCTGGCCGTCCGCAACCTGTCGGCGGTGAACCTGCTCGTCTCCTTCGGTCCGTACCAGATGATGCGCAACATCCCGGCCGGTGACTTCCTCACGCTGATGGACGGGACCACGAAGTTCGTGTGCCTGGCCTGCCCTGACGGAGTGGCCGGAGCTGCCTTCTCGCTGCACGGCGTGGTCGCCGGGGAGTCGGTCTGATGGCGAATCCCTTCCACAACTACGCAGGGCTGCTGGAGCGGGCTCCACACCTGATCCACACGTACCTGCCCAATGACCCGGCGGTCGTGGCCTACCAGTTCTGGGGCGCACAGACCCCCGACGACGCCTACGGCAACCCGGCGGCGAGCGGCGTGGGTGGTGGTGGTGCGAACGCGATGTTCACGGTGAACCGCGACACGAAGTTCATCTCGCCCGCCCTGCGACGCAGGGGCCTGGGCCGGGTGGATGAGAACCTTCGCGGAACCACGCACGCGATGTTCGACATGGACGACTACGTCGCCCCCGCTGGCGGGCTCCCGCCGGACGAGGGGTGGTTGTTCTTGCGCGTGCAGGAGAACCGCAACGGCGTCGGGCTGCTGACCGTTCCTGGTCCGCTCCCGGTGCTCGGGGCGATCTACGTCGTTCCTCCCGCTGCGATGCACGCCCTGCCGAAGCCGACCTTCACCCTCCAGGGGATCGCCCCCTCGGCGGTGGTCGGTGTTGCGGCGGGTGCCGTGCCCCCCTTCGACGAAGACCTGACGACGGCGGCACCCCGCCCGCTCTACCTGGTCTTCCCCGTCCCGATGGTGGAGTTCACGCTCCGCAACCTGGACGGGGCGAAGGATCTTCTCGTCGCCCTCGGCCCGAACCAGATCATGCAGACGGTCGCTGCGGGTGATGAGGTGCAGATCTACTCGGGGTCCACGAAGGGCGTGGTCCTTGCCACAGCGGCGGCCGGTGGCTGTCCGTACTCGATCCACGGAGTTCTGGGCCGAGGTTGAATAGTTCCTCTATAGCCGGGGAGAAGTAGGCGAGGGTGCTCTGCCTGCGACTGGTTCTGGAGCCCACACGGAGAGTCGATCATGCCGTTCATCTGCCTGGCAAACGCAAACGTCCCCGAGGGCGTCCTCCAGATCACGGACCTGTGGCCGAACGTGTCGCAGCACAACAACCCGACCTTCCCGGCCGGGCAGAACCGCTACCTGCGGCGTCCGGTGCTGGACGCCCCGGCGGTCCATCTGGTGACGGGGGTCGTGGCGGGTGCTCCGGCGGTCGCCAACCTCCAGAACTTCGACGGCCTCGGGGCCTACCTGGTGGACAAGGTCGAGCCGGGGGCGCTGGAGCAGGCGACGGCGAACATCACCCTCGCGGTGAACCCGAACGCCCTCGACCGCATCGTCATCGACGGCGTGATCTACATCGAGTTCTCGGCGGGCGCGACGGACGCGACCACGGCCGGAACCGTGGGCGACCCCTTCATCTGCCAGATCCAGGGCACGGCGGCCCTCACGGCGGTCGAGCTGGTCAACAACGTGATCAACGCGGCGGCGGCCAAGGTCACGATGCGCGGCCTCAACGGCAACATCTACGTCCTCGGCACGGCTCCGGGTGCCGGTGTCGTCCAGCTCGACGCGGTGTTCGACACGGGCGGCGGTGAGAACAACCAGCTCGGCAACACGGGTGACCTGACCCTCGCCCTGGCGGGCGTCGGTGCGGCCACCCGGATCACCCTGCCGGTCCCGAACCGGCTGGCCCGGACCAACGAGGCCTGGACGGCGGCGAACATCGCCGCGACCACGGCGGCCATCATGGCGGCGGTGGACGCGGGCACGGCCAACATGAACCTGGCGGCCATCGTCGCGCTGCTCACGGCGAACGCCGGGGCGGACCTGACGGGCGCGGCGGCCACGAGCGGCTCGGTCGGCACGGTGCTGGAGTTCCTCTCGGTGCTCGCGGGCCGCACCTACCGCCTCCCGGCGGCGGGGCTGAAGTTCACGGCCGTCACGGCCCCCGACCAGGCCCACATCTGGTCGAACACGCTGCGCGGCAGCTTCACCACGCCCAACACCACCTGGGACACCGACATGGATTCCGGGGAGTGGGGGGCCACGACCGCCGACGTGAAGTGGCTGAAGACCAGCGGCGGCAACAACAAGCCGATCTTCAACGCGGGCGGCGGCGGCGACGTGGTGAACAACGAGATCGGCGATGCTCGCGACACGCTGGACTCGACCCACTTCCAGGCGTCGATCAACACCGGGCAGCTCGCCCAGTTCGCGGCGGGCGTCAACCTGTTCCCCGACCCCGACGTGCAGGCCTTCGTGGACCGTCGCTCGGCCCTGAGCCCGCTCGCGCTCCAGCGGCAGGCACCGCTGCTCAACCAGCGTCTCGTCACCGTCTACGACGATGACGGCACGCTTCTCGTCTGACTCTGGAGGACCCTGATGGCCCGCGCCTACATCGTGCTCGCACGGAACGACCTGGACGACTCCCTCCTCCAGGTGCTCGACCTTCGCCCGAACGCCTCGCAGTTCTCGCCCGCCTACGACGGGCAGGACAACGTGCAGACGCACTACTCGACGCACTACCTGCTCGACGGCGTGAACGCCGCCGTCGCGACGGTGGCCGGTGCGGGCGGTGGTGCGTCTCTCGACACCGCCGCCGTGACCTACGGCCTGTCGGCCTACCTCCTCGACCACGTCGAGGACACGGGCGGCAACGAGTCGCTGACGGCGGCCGAGGCGGTGGCGATCTCCGGCCTCATCGAGGCGGACGTGGCGGCCGGTGTCGCGCTGACGCTGGCCCGGATCAACGTCCACATCAACAACCCGGCGGGCGTCGCGGGCTCCGACCTCGACGGCACGCTCGGCAACTCGACCGGCACGGTCGAGGAGATCCTGCGCATCCTGGCGGGTGAGCGGTGGCGTCTCCCGGCGGCGTCGCAGGTTCGGACGAACCCCGGTCTGTTCGACGCGGTGGTCCGGGGCGCGTTCGTCACGGCCGCCAACGTCGAGCTGCCCGACAGCGTCCGCACGACGCAGACGGCCGCTCGTGCCCTGCGCGGCCGGTCGTCCACGTCGCCCTTCCCGTACATCCGCCCCGGCGAGCCCCGCCAGGCGGCCGTGCAGACGGGCCTTCAGGACACGAACTTCAACGACGTGCGCCAGGTGGTGGACACGGGCCACCTGCACCTGTCCGCGACGGACGGGGTGCTGGCCGAGCTGAAGGACGCCACCTTCACGTTCCTGAACCCGGCGTTCACCTACGGCGGTGGTGCTACCCCGGCGCAGACCATCGCTGCCGCCAACGTCCCCGCGACGGGTGTCGCACGGGCCGTCGTCGTGTACGACGTGCTCGGCAACGTCATCTGAGCTGAACCCGGAGGAACTTCACAATGGCGAATCGCGTCTTCATCATCCCTCGGCGGAACGATCTCGTCGGCGTGGGGATTCACCTCAACGATCTTCACCCCAACGCGGGCCAGAAGAACGGCGTCTACGACGGCACGCACCAGAACGTCTATCTCGCGGAGATGATCGGCGTTCCGGGGGCGACCGTCGTCAACGGCCTGGCCTACGTGAGCGGCTCCAAGGAGACCACCTTGGCCGCCGCCCACAACTTCATCGACGACCGCACGTCCGTCGCCGCAGGCGGCAACAACGTGCAGGCCACCCAGCAGACGGCCTTCGGCCTGGCGGCCTACATCATGGACCGCATCGACCCCGGTGGTGCGGGTGGTGCGGGCACCAACCCGATCGCGTTCGCCAACGCCAACGCGCTCGCCATCGACATCATGCAGGCGGCTGCGGCGGGCAACGCGCTCACCCTGGCGGCGATCAACGTCATCCTGTCGGCGGTCGTGGCGAACACCGACCTGGACGGGGCGGCGGCCACCTCCGACTCCTTCGGGTCGGTCGAGGACATCCTGCGCATCCTGGCGGGCGAGATCTACCGGGTCCCGCTCCTGACCATCGTCGGTGACGACACGGGCGGCACGTCGGACTTCCTCGGCCTCGTGGCCCGGCAGGCCATCGTCGCGGCGCAGCTCGTGACGGACGTGACCACCTACGGCCAGTTCTACGCCTCCGGGGACTTCCTCGCGGCGGACGACGCGGGCTACCAGGCCCGGCCGACCCTGGTGCGGACCGGGGCGTTCAACCTGTCGGTGGCCTCGGGCGTCATCTCGGGCCTCGCGGCGGCTCCGGGCATCACGCTGCTGAACACCAACAACCACGCCTACGCGGCGGCCGACGTGCTGGCCTGGCGGCCCCGCGCGACGTACCTGGATCAGACCGTCGTCCCGGCCACGGGCATCGCCCCGGCCATCGCGGCCTACGACCACCTCGGCAACAACCTCGCCTGATCGACAGCGGGTCGCCATCCCGCTCCTCCATGTGACGACCCGCAGGCCTGCCCGGTCTGCGGGTCGTTGCGTTTCTGGTCCTGCGGTCGTCTGCCTATAGCCTCCGGTGGGTAGAGCTGAACTACCTCCCCGCGATCGGGGATGGACGATGCAGGAGCACGACATGAGCACGCCCAACGACGGCAAGTACAAGACCGCCGACCTCTACTACGCAGCCTTCCTCAAGACGGCGGCCGTGGAGTTCCTGGGGACGGAGAAGGATGGGGACCGGACGGTGTTCGTCTTCACCAAGCCCGACAACATCCGCGACCTGAAGAACCAGTTCTTCACCCGTCGAGCGAAGGTCGCGGCCATGACCTACGCTGACGAGATCAAGGCCCTCAAGACCCTGACGCACATGGAGGACTGACGTGGGCAAGCAGGCGGTCATCGACACCGACTTCACCTTCCAGGCCAGGTTCTTGGACGGGACGAACACGCCGTTCGACCCCACGGTCGGCCCGACGATCACCATCTTCTCCTTCAGCCTGGCGGGGGCGAAGAACGTCCTCGTGAACGCCGCCGCGATGGTCGCAGTGACCCCGGCCGAGGTCGGTCGGTTCACCTACGTCTACTCCATCCCCGACACCTTCACGGACGGCGACATGCTGTACTACGAGGTGAACGGGGAAGACGGCGGAGGCAACCTGCTCGTGCAGGCCGACGAGGTCGTCCTCATCGCCGCCACCAGGTCGGGGACCTTCACGACGGGGCTCATCATCGAGTTCGTGCCGTAAGGGGGTCCGGTGATGCTTCGATGGGATCTGGGTAGTGGAGGCAGAGCGTTGGCCGACCATCGCGTGAACTGTCCGGTCGTGGTGGACGATCCCCCCGAGGTGTCCGAGGAGGTGAACGCCTTCCGGGTGCTGGCGGACACGGGGCGCTCCTACTTCCTCGACTTCATCCACTACTCCCCGGCACGCCTGATGGCCGAGGTGGTCTGTCGGCTCCGGGTGCATGAAGATGCCCTGGAGTCGATTCGGGACCGGCTCTCCGTGGACCTCATCGAGGCCCCGAGCGAGGGCCTCACCATCGTCTGGCCCGAAGACGTGCAGGTGAACTGATGGCCGTCGCATTCCACCGAGGCGATGAGATTGGCCGGGGCGACCTGGACATCTTCATCAAGGACTCCAGCCAGGCCCCCATCAACCCGGCGGAGATCACCTACTCGATCTTCTACGTGGACCCCGGCCCGCCCGAGCTGGAGGTGCTCATCGGCCTGGCCGACCGGGTGCCCGAGAACCCGGCCGTGGGCGAGTTCTACGCGGCCCTGATGGTCCCGGCGAACGCGACGGTCGGGACCTACCGCATCCGGTGGACGATCCGCGAGGCCGTGGGCACCCCGCTCATGCAGGTGGTTCAGGAGTTCGCGGTCATCACCGACACGGAGATCGCGGCGAGCCCGTACAGCGATGTCGAGCAGCAGCTCATCAACACGCTGCGGATCATGCTGCGGGACAACAACCCGGACCGGAACTACCACTTCCGCCCGCCCGAGCACGAGTGCGACATCGGCGAGTACAACCGGGTCTTCGGCTACGTCTGGACCGACGAGGAGCTGTTCACCTACCTGGAGCGCGCTCTGGACTGGTGGAATATGTTCCCGCCCCGGACGGGCATCAGCGACCTGGACTGCCTGATGAGCGGCAGCAACGACTGGCAGACCGCCATCCACTACGGGGCGATGATGTTCGCCCTCATGGCCCTCGCCATCAACTGGGTCCACGAGGAGTTCGACTACTCCATCGGCGGCGTCAGCCTCTCCATCGAGAAGTCGTCGAAGTACGAGAGCCTCAAGTCGAACGCCGAGGGGCAGTTCGACAAGGCCACCGAGGCGAAGCAGCGGACCGTGAAGTTCATCCGGGGGCTCCAGCAGCCCCGCTACGGCATCGGCATCCGCTCGGCCTTCGGTCCCCGCGTCGGTCGTGGCGTCCTCTCGCCCCGGAACTTCCTGTAGCCGGGTAGGGTGCTCACAGGAGGTGCCCGTGAACCGACGCGACTTCATCCTCACCAGCGCAGCAACTCTGGTCGCCGCCGCCGTCCCCGCGACCGGCCTGGCTTCGACCCCGCCCCTGTCCCTCGACATCCCCCGCACCGTGCTCGCGGACCCGGAGCTGCGGAAGGTGCAGGTGTTCACTATGTCCGGGTGGGCGAAGGCCGAGTGGGGTCAGCTCAAGAAGGGGCACATCTTCCGCCTGGTCGAGCCGGACGGCTCCCCGGTGGACGGGGGCGAGATCAACATCGCCACGGCCGACGCGGTGGTGCGCCCGCCTCCCGAGTTCTACTCGGTCCAGTGCGACCCCTACACGAAGCCCCTGGCCTGGAACATCTAGGGGTCCGGCGGGTGCTGGTGGTCGATCCACAGGTCGATCAACGCTTCGGCCAGCTCGTCCGGCAGCCTCTCGCGGTTGTCCTGCAACCAGTCCACAGCCCGCTCCAGCAGGTCGTCTGACGGCGGCTGCACGTCCTCGTCGTTCATGGGGTCCTCCATCGCGTTCAGGGGGTAGACGCAGGAGGACCAGCGAACCGGACAGGTGGGAATGAGCTTTCTGCGAGAAGTGTGGTCGTGGGCCGAGGAAGGCCACAAGCACGGCATCCCCACCTGCTGCGGCATCCGGTTCGGTATCAGCGCAGCTCGCCCCAAGCCCCTGTACTGGACACGCACGGGTCTGCGGCTCTCCCACCGGATCAACGTCTTCAAGTACGACCCCCGCCGCCGGTTCTCCGAGCAGGACCAGCAGGGCTACGTCCCCTGCGAGTACCACCTGCTGCGCTGGCTCCTGACGGGCAAGCGACCCACGATCCGGCAGGACGACATCTTCGAGAAGTGGGCCTTCGAGGACCCGAAAATCAGCCAGGACTAGCCCTTCGATTTGACACCCCCCGATTTTCGGGGGATACACTTCTGCGTCTACCGGGTAAACGGTGCGGCAAGGAGGTGTCCGTTGAACGAGAAGTGGCAGCGAGCAATCGAGCTGGTCGATGAGGGTCGGACGAATGCGGAGATCAACGCGACTCTCCGCGAGGAGTACGGCTCCGGGGTCGCCACCCGGAAGTTCGGTGAGTGGCGGCAAGGGACGAAGGCCCGGAAGCTGGCCGCCGAGCGGGAGGCCGAGCGGGAGGCGAAGGCGGCCCGAGGCGAGGCCCGCCGGGAGCTGGCCGCGAAGAAGCGGGCGCTCGTCCGTGAGGTGATGTCTGCCGGGGGCACCGGGTACGCCGCGAACAAGGCGTGCAAGGAGCAGCTCGGCGGCAGCGTGGGCAACGAAGTCCTGCTGGCCGTCAAGGCCGAGCTGGAGGCCGAGGGCCAGAACCTCGACCCCGAGGACGCCATCGAGGCGGTGGCTCTCCCGCCGGAGATGCTGCACGAGGACCCCGAAGACCTGCTGGAGCCAGTGGAAGGGGGCAACGACCTGGTGGTCCATGCCCCGCACGGCCCCAACGGCACCCTCAAGAACATGAAGGCACTCCAGGCGTGGATGCAGGACATCGACGCCGTGGAGCTGCACCTGACGCGGGAGGGGAAGCTCTCTGTCCTCGCCCGCCACGAGTTCGACATCGGAGGCATCGAATGAGCAAAGGCAAGACGCGCCTGCGGCTGAAGGCCGTGGTCCGCTGTTCCTTCAGTCGCAGCGAGGCGACGAACCTGGTCCTGTTCAGCAAGGAGGGGCACTACCCCGGCGACCTGGAGGAGGGTGAGGCGTTCCTGTTCCTGTCGAAGGGCGGCGACCAGGTGATCTTCATCTTCCGCAGCCCGATCTTCTTCGAGGGCCGCAAGGGCGACCTGAAGGTCATCGACTCGCGGCGGCTGCGCATCCCCGGCGGCACCTGGAGCCCCTACATGCTCCAGAACTACGCGGAGGAGATCGGCCTGCACCTCATCGGCGTCAAGCGGTTCGAGCAGGTCCACGACGAGATGATGGCCGCGAAGCGGGCGAAGCGCGCTCGTCGATGAGGGGACCGGCTCTGGCCCCCAGCGAGTAGACCCGGCAGCACCACAAGGAGGTTCCCCGAGATGAAGTTCGCCCTGCACAACTACGGCGGCAAGCCCGTCCGCTTCTTCACCGTCGAGTCCCAGGACGTGACGCCCGACCCGAGTGCGGGGGCCACGGCCCCGAGCCACCACATCGCCGTCCTCGACGTGAGCGGCTCCATGTGGGGCGACCTCGACCAGGTGAAGTCGGTCATCGAGAAGGTCTTCACGGCGGAGGAGTTCAACGACCCGTCGATGAAGATCAGCCTGCTCACCTACTCGTCCAACGGCGACTGCCGGGTCCACTTCGAGAAGGTGACGGTCGAGGAGGTGATGGCCCCCGGCAGCCCGCACCTGGCCGAGATCCGCAACCTCCGCGTGCGCGGCCTCACCGGCATGAGCCAGGCGCTCGTCGAGGCCGAGAAGCTCATCGACGACGCCGAGGTCACCTGCATCAGCCTCCACACGGACGGCTACGCCAACGACCCGTCGCCCTACCGCGAGGCCCAGAGCATCGTCGCGGCGGTCGAGGCCATCGAGCGGCACCCCAACGTCTTCTGCAACACGGTCGGCTACCGCTCCTGGTGCGACTTCGCCCTGCTGGCGGCCATCGCCAACCGGCTGTCCGGCAAGTCGATGCAGGCCAGCAACGCCCGCGAGGTCTACAAGGCCCTGCACGACACGCAGACCCTCCTGGCCGGGCAGATGTCGCCGGTCATCGAGGCGGGCATCGGCGGCTTCGACTTCATGACCTTCGTCAGCAAGAAGGGCGGCAAGGTGCTCGGCAGCACCAAGCCCCTGACCGTGCGCGGCCTCTCCGGCGACGACGACGCGACCGTCTACCGCTACAAGGAGGTGGACGAGGCGGCCTACAACGCGGCCTCCGGCCCCATCTGCGACGGCCTCACCGAGCCGACCGCCCTGCTCGCCTTCGCGAAGGCGCAGATCGCGCTGGGCAACCTGAACACCGCGAAGTTCGCGATGGTCAGCACCCGCATCGGCGGCCTCATCCACCGCAACGCCCGTGCGCTCGTCGCCTCCGAGGTCGCGTCGATGGCGACCGACATCGAGGCCTACCTGCTCGGCGACAAGGGCGAGAGCCTGACCACGGGCTACGGCCTCGGGGATACCGGCCCGGCCGTGCTCGACCTGCTGTCGGTGCTCAACACCTACCGGGGCAGCCTCCGGGTCAACGTCGCGAAGCTCGCCAACGGCTACACCCGCCGGGGCCTGAAGCGCGTGCCCGGCAAGCGCAACGACCAGGGCGTCATCGAGCCGCCCACCCACAAGCTCCAGACGCCCCGCGACAACACGGCGGTCGCGGTGTCCGGCTTCGACATCAACCGGGACACGGCCACGGCCAACATCCGGCTCGTCGAGGACGGCAAGCTCATGGAGACGGCCACCGGCAACCCGGTGGGGGAGGTCGCGGGCATCAAGCTGGACCTCAAGAGCTACCGCAACTACACGCTGGTCGGCGACGGTGCGATCAACGTGGCGGTGCTGCCCTTCCGCACGAGCGACAAGCGGTGCTTCGCCGCGCTCAAGACGATGGGGCTGGTCCAGGGCGACTTCGACCCCAACCAGGAGATCAGCATCCCGCTGGGCGACATGCCGCTGGTGGACTACGACCAGGAGTTCGGCGACATGGTGCCGGACCTGTTCGAGGACATCGCCAAGCTGACCGTCCTCCAGAAGCTCCTGTCCGGCCTGACGGCGGGCACGTCGGAGGCCCTGACGGCCGAGCAGATCGCCGACCTCAAGGCCTGCTACATCAGCCCGGCCATGTACTTCACCCCGCCGACGACGACCCCCTACGCCGACCTGGCGCAGGCGCTCGCGACGGGCGAGGTGGACACCAAGCTGTCCTACAAGGTGAAGCTCGGCACGCCCGACATCACCAACGTCGGCAAGCTGAAGAGCGGCAACGCCTACCTCCAGCGGCGCTTCGACCTGACGGCCAGCGACGGCACGAAGGTCAAGAAGCCGAAGCTCTCCGACTGGTGGGCGGACGGCAACGCCTGGTCCCTCAAGAGCCTGTCCGCCCGGACGAAGCTCGACGCGGTGGACGAGCTGTCCTTCCCCATCTACGAGGGCTTCCTGCGCACCGGCAGCGACGCGGCCCTGCGCGACGCCCTGGAGGCCGCCCACGCCGACGTGGACGCCTTCATGGACGTGCTCGCGGGCGGCATGGACGCCGACGAGGCGCTGGGCGTGTTCAAGGCGGCCCTGGGCCAGGTCAACGCGGCCATCGACGCCCTGTACGCCGAGCACCTGACCCCGCTGGCCTTCTACATCGGGGCCACCGGCCTCATGCCCGAGGGCTTCGGCTCGGCCATGACCGCCGACCAGCTCGTCGAGGCGTTCCCGGCCGTCAAGCTGGCGAAGGCCGAGAAGGAGGGCACCTTCTACAAGGTGCCGGGCACCGGGATGATCCTCGGCGTGTTCACCAAGGCCGAGCACTTCTCGACGGAGCGTGGCCTGGAAGCCGCCAAGGCGCTCCAGGCGTAGGCGTGCTCACCCGACCTGCCATCAAGACCCTCATCGGGGCCCGGCTCATCAAGGTGAGCCCGGCCCCGGTGAACATCGGGCCGAACAGCATCGACCTCCGCCTCGGCGACTCGCTCAAGATGTACCACCCCAAGGAGGGGCGGGTGCCGGTGTTCGACCCGGTGTACGAGGGCTTGCAGATGGCTCTCGACCCCAAGAATCCACCGCCGCTCATCGACGTGCCGAAGGTGGACAAGGACGGCTACCGGGACTGTTGGGTGCTCGTGCCCGGCCAGTTCTACCTGGGCGTGACGCTGGAGGAGACGTACTGCCGGGGGGTCGTCCCCCACCTGGACGGGAGGTCCACCTGCGGTCGGCTGTCCATCGAGGCCCACAAGACGGCGGGCGTCGGCGACAACGGCTTCCACGGCCGCTGGACGCTGGAGATCGAGGCGACGGAGCCGGTGCTGGTGCGTCCGGGCGACCGGCTGTTCCAGGTCTACTTCACCCCGGCCTGGGGTGCCGGGCTGGCCCACCTCATCCACAACCGGGTGGACTGCAACTTCATCGCCGACATCTGCAAGCTGGACCCGCAGTACGTCGATGCCGGTGGGCGGCAGGAGGATGGTGAGCCCCTGCACCGTGACCCACTGCTGGAAGTGGACGACCTCTACGGGCACGGCAAGGGGCACCACTACCAGGACTCGGACGAGGTGATGGGGCCGTCCCCCCTCGACTAGCGGTCGAGGACGTGGACCGTCTCCTTGATCAACAACGGCTTGTCCTCCGGCCCTTTCACGAAGGGCATGATGTAAATGCGCTTCACCCCCTGGTTGGTCGGCTGAAGCCGCCAGTGGCCGCTCACGACCCAGCGGTGCGACCAGTCCACGGGCTGTGACTCGCCCTTCGGCGTCTCCCGGTGCCGAACCCTCCGCAGCCGGACGATCTTGACCATCTTCTCGTGCAGCGGGGAGTCCTTGCGCTTGAGCCGCCGCCGGACGTGCCGCCGGGGCTTCTCCGGCGTCTGCACCACGATGGTCTGCTGCATCAGGGTGAAGATGCACAGGGGCAGGGTCCGCATGTGCAGGATGGCCTCGGCAATCGTCTCCTCGCTCCCGCCTTGGCGGGCCTGGACTTCTTCCAGGGTGAGGGAGAGGTCGCCGAACAGCTCCATGTTGCGGCCCACCGGGAGGAGGCGTGGCATCCCTTCGATCAGCTCGGCGTCGTAGTAGTCGTCGCGGGGGTCACGGGTGTCACTGTAGATGGTCCAGAAGACGCCCTTCTTGCCCCCCTGGATGGCGATGTGCCAGGTGAACCCGGCCATCGACACCAGCTTGCCGTGTACGTCCGGGGCCACGATGGGCTGCTCCAGCAGGCAGAAGCCAGAGGGGCTGGGGAGGTCGCCTTCGGCGAGGGGCACGTCGGGCATGGACCGGGCGGCGTGCAGGGCGAGCTGGTACATCTCCTCGGCGACGAGGTAGGTGGGGGCCAGCTTCAAGGTGACGACCTCGACCGCTTGGAACGGCCGGGCCTCGTCCTCGCTGTCCATCTTCGAGAAGCTCGTCCAGTAGCGCAGGCCCTTGTGGCTCTGTGCGAAGGCGAACTGCTCGTGCTGAAGCTCCAGGGCTTGCGATGCCGTGATCCGGCTCATGTGGTCGGCTCCAGGGCTTCAGGGTGGACGTTCCACCAGTTGCCCTCCCGGTCGAGGCAGCAGGCGTAGGCGTGCGGGCGGGTGAACCCGAACAGGACCATGCGGACACGGCTGGGCTTCTGGAGTGCCCGGTCGAACCCGAAGGACTCCTCCAGGCCGGGCACGTCCTGACCGACCACCACCGTGCCGGGGGTGAGGTCGCAGCCCGTCGCCCGGTCGTCTAGGACGAAGGGGCAGTCCTCGGCCTTGCGGCGGGCGTCGAGCCCGAAGTCGGTGGGGAGCTTGACGGTCATGCGGCGCTCTCCTGCCAGTGCGGGTTCATCCGTGCCGGGGCGAACAACCACTGCTGCAACCGACTACCCGGCGTCGGGGCCAGCAACACCCCCTCGTCTCCCACCTGAGCGCAGGGGACGCGGAACCAGTCGCCCTTGGCGATGTCGGCCGGGGCCTCGGCCTGCGGGACCACGAAGGCCATGCGGTTGCGGCCTCGGCCCTTCATCTTCGTGACCTTGGCGGTGATGCCGTTCGGTGCGCTCATCGTCAGTTCCCCATCTGCTCGTCGGCCCAGCGGTCCCAATCGACCTCGCCGCTGGTGTCGCCAGCCGCCATCATCCAAGCGACCTGCTTGGCGAGCGGGGCGTTCTCCCAGGAGGCGGGCAGCGGGGCACCGGCCGGGACGGCGCTGCGGTAGCTGGTGGTGGCGGCGGGGGTGTGGCTCCGGCGGCCCCAGCCCCGGCGGC